ATGGGTTTTGAACAACTTGCCGAGCTGAGAGACCGTCTGCGCGCACAGGCGGCGCAGGCGAAACCGGCTCAAACCAAAAGCTCCGCGGGACGCGCGAAGAAACGTGAAGCCGTCGAGCCGGGAGTCGAGGCTATCTGGAGGCTGCAACGGCATTTTCCGCTGGCGTTTCCGAAAAGTCCCGCGGCCAAGGTTCCGCTCAAGCAGGGTATTCTCCAGGATGCGCAGCAGCACCTCGAACTACTGGGAATCACCGCCGAACAACTGAAACAGGCCATCGCCACCTGGTGCCAGGGCAGCCGCTACTGGAGTTGCATGGTGGAAGATGCGCCGCGACTGGATCTGCAAGGCCAGGTTGCCGGCAAGGTAACCGCCGAGCAGGCGGTGTATGCGCGGCGGCAGGCGTCTCGCCGGCAGCGCGAGCAGATGCGCGAGAAGCGCGCCAAGCGTGCACAGGCGGGTGGCGAAGCGCCGGCCGCCACGGAGGCGCCGACGCCTGAAGCGCCCGCAACCGAAGCGAGCCCCGAGGCGAACTGATCGCCGGGGCAGGGCGCGTCGGATCCTGCGCTCCTCGGTTGCCGGTCGCTGCGGGCCCATTTCGCGGACGTCTGGGCCCGTTTCTCCCGGCTTGTGCTACGCAATAGCCTGATCTGCAAAGTTTTTTTCGTAGAGCGCTTGCCAAGCTCGGCGAATCCGTCCATAATTGCGTCCATTCCAGCGATGGGTGAGCTAAAAATCTTTTGAAATCAAAGGGTTATAAGTTCAAAATCGCGCCAGGAAAGAAATTTCAGCGATATGCCAAACGCATGTCGCTTCGCTCAAAGGCTGAGTAGCAGAGTGGTTATGCACCGGATTGCAAATCCGTGAACGCCGGTTCGATTCCGACCTCAGCCTCCAACAGGAAAGCCCCGTAGCTCAGTGAGTTACGGGGCTTTTTTCTTGCCTAGGAAAGCGGATCATTTCCGCAATTCTCCGATCATTTCCGCAACGCCTCCTCACTTCGTCGGGCTTACCACCTCGCCGACGCGTCGGTAAACGTTCTTCGTGATCTGTTCCTTTGTGTGGCCAAGCAGCTTGCTTGCGTCGGCCAGGCTCTCGATTTCGCTGGCTGCCTTGGGGCGAATATCGCTGAAGCGGAACTGCTTGATTCGTTCAGCAAGCGGCTCGTCTCGGGCGGCCACTGCTTGGGCGGCGGCTTCTGCTCGCGCCTCGTCCCAGCGATTTCGCATCATGGCGTAGCTCATGCGGAGGCCTGATGGGTTCGTGATGAGGCGCGAACTGGTAATGCCGGCCAGTTTCCGGCGCTCGAACAGGCCGTCGATGAACACGCCCAGCCCTGTTGGCTGTTCGCCATCGAGCAAGCGAATCCTGAGCTTCTTTCCTGTCTTGCCCTGGGCAACCAGCAGGAACTCGCCTGCCAGATCGCCTGTTGAGACTTTCAGCGTGTCCGCAGGTCGCTGGCCGGTGAGATAGGCTAGATCCATCGCATCTCGAAGCTCCTGGCAGGCGTGAGCGTAGACCGCTTCCCAGACATCGTCGGAGGCATAGTAGTCCCTGGCCTTCTCCTTGTTCCGTCGCACCCGGGCGCAGGGGTTTTCGCCATCGATGTAGCCCCATTCCCTCGCGAGCGTGAAGACATGCGAGAGTAGTGCTATCTCCCGGTTTCCACGAGTTTTCGCCGTCCTGGCATCGCGGTACTGGGCGACCACCTGAGGAGTAATTGCCGTGATCGGCGCGCTATCAAAGGCTTTCCGTAGTTGCCTCAGTTCGGCTTGATTGTCCGATTGGGTACGCGGCGCCTTCGTCGGGACGACCTCGCGCTCGTAGCGATCGAACAGTTCTTTCATGTAGCGCACGATCTTCGGCGTTGTCGTCCGCTCGAGGCGAGCCCATTCGGCGCGCGCCTCGTTCAGGTCGCTACCCAGCGGAATCTCCTTTCGATTTCCCTCCTCGTCTCGGCCGTTGTAGTAGTAGCCGATCCAGACTTTCCCCGATTTCAATTTTCGGACACGCTTCAACATGCGGGGCGGCATGTCTCGGTTCGTAGACTTCGGCCGCATATCAGGACACGCTCGACAGGTCGAGCGACCAGGCGGGGTCGGAAACTGTGGTTCTTGTGGGATGAACGCCTGCCAGACGCAACCGCGCATACACCCGCCCGACTATGGGACGGCCCGCTGCGTTGGTTTCATAGTTCCAATGGTGATTTTCGAGCCACTCGATCTGTTTGCTCACGATCTTTTTTCCAACTAATTCAGTGAGTTCGTCAGGGGATAGAAACTCGGAAAGGGACATTGCTGTTCCCTCATGAAATAGCGACCCTTTCCGTTGGGCCGCGGGCATGGATGATTTCAGGTAGGATGCACCGGCTCACCGGTGACGGGACCAGCCTTGGCGGGCATGTGCCCCTGATCCGGTGGGCCTTCGCTGGGGAAGTGCGATGCCTGGTTTCTGCTTCATCCGAAGCACCCCGTCTGCCAGGCCGCCAGCGTGCGGAGGATCGGGAATATCTCCACCAGCCCCACCACGGCTAGGCCGAGGGCGGCGATGATGCCGAGGGCGGTCAGTGCTTTCCTCATGCTTCACATCCAGACGCTGGCGCGTTTTCCATGCAGTCCGGGCACGGCTCACCGTCATCTTCCTGGTCGTCGCTCTTGATGAGGACCAGGCGTCCGCCGCAGTGGTGACAGAACAGCGCGCCGTTCTCTGCTGGTCCGTCCTCAATGAAGCTCCAGGTCTGGCCGCAACCTGTTTCCCAGATGCCGCTGCTTTCGGTCCATTTGCACGACGGGGATGCCGAACTGGTCGGCGCGTGCGTCAGGGCGGCGCTCGCTGCGTTGCGGATCAGGCACAGCTTGCGGTCGTCCGGAATGTTCTCTGCTGCCGTCCATCCCATAATCGACTGGAGGGAATCCCACCGATCCCCGCCTGCCTGTTCTACCGATGCAGATGAGTCACGAAGCGGTGTGCCGGCCAGGCCCTTGGCGGCCAAGTAGTTGGTGGCGCGCGCCACCAGGTTGCTTTCCGGGGCATGCCGCTTCAGGGAACTGGCCAGCATGCGAACCAGCATTGCCAGTTCCTGGGTGCGTTGTCCCTCGGCGCGGCCGATGTCGTAGAACGGACGGAGCCAGTGATCCGCTGCGGACGGCTGGCTGGCCTGGGCGCCGATGGCGATCTCGCCCAGGGTGTGGCCGGCGAAGCGCTCGACGGTGAGTTGCGGCAGTTCTTGGAACTCGGCATCCACGACATCATCGTCGGGCTGCTGCTCGCCGCCCCAGGCGCCGGGGTCTTCCATGTCATGGTCGCCGCCGTTCAGGTCCAGGGGCGTCTGGTCCGGGTCGGGCTTGACCTGGTCCATGCCCTCGGTGAACTCGTTGGCGCCGCCGATGATGAGCAGGCAATCCTTGTTCACCGCGAACAGCAGGTCCTCCTTGTGAGGACTGCTCGGATTCACCACGAATACGGCCTTCATCTTGTCCTTGGCGGTCATCGACTCCAGCTTTCCGTAGACCGTATCGCGGTCGCCGCCGGCAATGGTGTGAACCGCGATGGTGGCGGCATTCCGTACCTGGCGCTCCAGGCGGTCGATGATGTCCTGCTGCTTGGCCTCGGGAAGCTTCTGCCAGCAGTCCGGCATGATCCGGATTTCCTGGATCAGTCCCTGCAGCAAGCTTTTGCCGAGCGTGTCGGCGGTCATGTTCATGAAGTGCGGGTTGTTGCTCATCGGGAAGGGTCCTATTCGTTGGCGATCCGTTCCAACTGCTCGAGTTGGGCGTCGCTGAGGTAGGTGTGGGCGCCGTAGCGCTGGAAGTTGCTGCGGAGGTCGGCCAGGAACTGCTCGTCCCAGTCCGTAGCGGCGTTGAGCTCCGCCGCGCCGAGTAGCGCGGCGAACTCCCCGACTTGGCCGTACCGCTCAAGGACAGTGAGGCTTGGCATGGCTGGTTACTCGAGGTTGAGCTCGTCGGTGCCGGTGTCCGGCTGCTGATCGGCGGGCTGGCGCTGAGCCGACTTGGTGATCTCGCCACTGACGGTGTCGATCACTTCTCCGGGTTCGTGTTCCAGAGCCTGCTGGACCGCGCCCGGCACCTTGTCGGTGACTTCCTGCTGGCGCCGCAGCACGTCGAGGTCGACCGTGAACGAGCCGTCGGCGTCGCGTTTGGCGTCGATGACGTCCTGCAGCTCTTCAGCGGTCTGCAGGCCCATGCCGAGGTCCGGCGCATAGGCGCGCTGCCAGAATGCGGCGGCGCGGTAGATGAACATCTGGTCCGGCATCGTCTTCCACTTGCTGCCGTTCTTCGCTGCCCAGCCTTCGTCGTTCACCATTTTCCAGGTGACCCAGATGCCGTCGAGGCGTTCGCCGGTGGACTTCTCAATCGCCCAAGCCCGGCAGCCGTAGTCGGAACTGCCTGGTTCGCCTTTCCACTCGTAGCGCATTGAGGAGAAGCGACCGCAGGTGTTCACCGTGGCGATCAGAAACTTACTCGACCAGCCCGGGGTGCCATGCACGATGTAGAGGTTCTGCATGACCATTAGCGGGTTCGCGCCCATGCGCTGGGCCATGTCCAGCGCAATCATGCAGTTGGGCAGGTTGCCCTGGTACTGCTTGGGCACCAGGTCGGCTTGGCTGAAGGCCTTGGCGATGCGCTGCATCAGCTCGAAGCCGTCCATGTTGAAGAACGACATAGCGACGGGTGCCTTGTCGCGCTGACGCGGAGCCACGGCTTGCGTCTGCAGGGTTTCGAGGGTGGTTGTCTGGCTCATGGTGTCTCCGGTCATTCGTGGTAAGGGCAGGTCCGCCAGCGCGGACAGTACTTCGGGCTGCAAAGTGGGCTTTGCGGGTTCGGGGGGAAGAGGCCGGAGCGGAACATGTCCGCCGCGTAATCGATCAGGCCGCGGTGCGACTCGCTGCCAGCCATCATCTGGCGCGCGCCGACGATCTCGCCGACGGCCGCCTCGGGCTTGCCCTTGGTCTTCAAGCCGATGATCTCGGCCGGCGCGGTGATCGCATCGCCGGTGGTGTGCTCGTAGAGCAGTTCGTAAGTGCCGATCTGGGCCTTGTGCCCCTTGGTCTTGGCCACGCCCTGGCTCACCGCGGCGCCGCCGGTCTTCACGTCGGCGATGCCGACGCCGTGGCTATCACGCTTGATGCGGGCGCGGTCGAGCTGTCCGGTCAGACGCACGATGATCCCGCCACCGCAGTCGATCTCCATCGGCTTGGTCGTCAACTCGACGGCGACGAAGTCGTAGTGCGGGCTGATGTCGTTGCAGTACTTCGTGTGCAGCGTCAGCCCGGTGGACTCGGCTTCGCGCGGGCTGATGTCGGAGCCGCGCCAGTCGACCTCGAAATCCGGCTGCTGCAGCGTGTGCACCAGCAGTTCCGAGGCGTCGTAGGCGCTGATCGGCTCGCCGTTGACCCGTGCCGCGTCGAACGCGGCGGTGCTGGCGTGGATCGCGGTACCGAGCAGCGCCCGGGGGGATGAAGGGCTGCGCATCTTCAGGAGGTGTACGCCCTCCCACTTGAACGCGCAGTCGAACAGCGCGCCCCAGGACGAGGCGCGCACGGTGATGGTTTGCATGGTTGGCTCACTTCCCGGCGATGGGTGCCGTGGCGGGTTGTTCGGCGGTGATCAGACCGCCCCAGGCAGGGGCGAAGATGAGCAGGATGTAGAAGGCGGTCATGGCCAGGGCGCCGAGGAGGGTGGCTTTACGCTTCGCGTTCACGGCGCACCCCCAGGCACTTCCGGCCGCGCTTGATGGTCAGCGCCATGCGATGCGGCAGGTTCACCACCAGGGTCTCGCGCGGCAGGCCGAGCACAGCGGCGATATCGGCGCCGGCCGGCATCACCAGGTCGTCGATGATCGAGCGAACGGGGCGGGTAGTCATAGGTCGATGCTCCTCAGTTCTTGCTGTCTCGCATCCGCTGCGGCGTCGAGCCGGCGGCGCATGTCGTCGTATTGCCGAGTGCCGATGGCGTCGAGGGTGTAGGCCATCTCGATCTGGCCGCGCCATACCAACTGGTCGTGGCGCGGGATCACCGACCGACGCATTGCGACGATCGCTTCCTCGATCACGCCCTCGGCGCGTTCATTCGCCCAGGCCATCGTCATCCTCCTGCTCTTCGTCGTCGGGCTCCGGGTCCGGCTGGTCCCAGAGCGGGTCTCTGGCGAAGTCCCAGGCGTGTTGGGCGTTGCTGAAAGCCGCGCGGTTGCGGCGCTCGCGGTATGTCCACATCGGGATGCTCTCCGTGGTTCACCTGCATTCGGCAGCACCCACGCACACGGCAGTCGTGCCCGGTGGGGCGCCGTGGTGGGTGCTCTCGAATGGAGGTTGAAAAAAGCCCGGCCGGAGCCGGGCGAAGAGGGGGAACGCTGCATGCGCAGCGGGGAGTGATCTGGCCGGTCGCGACTCCGGCGCTGGCATCAGTGCGCTTCTCGGGTGTTTGCCGCTGTTGCGGTGACTGTGCTGATGCCCGGAACTTCATCGGCCATTGGCCGCCCACGTGCGCGCTTGTTCCCGCGCTTCCCGCGTGTCTCCAGGGAGCTTTCGGCTCCCAGCTTCCACGCCTCAAATCACTCCCCGCTACGCCCTGGCTATGCCAGGAGCAGGAAAGAGAAGGGCGCCGCCAAGCGCCCTGTCTCCACTTACATGCACCGCCTTATGTGAAAGCGGTTGGGTACAGGCTCGACCGCATGTTGGCGATCTGCCGTTGGGGCTGGGCTACATGGTGAGGTCCTCCGTTGTGCGCGCCGTTGGACCGGTGGGCGCTCGCCGTGGGTTAAACACCTGGCAATGGGCCAGGCGCCGAAGTCAGGAGATCGCGGTGCAGGCCCGCAACGCGACCGGCGCCGATTGGCTTTCGATCCAAATAACCGCCGCCCCGCCAAGCGACACGCTGGCCCGGCCGACGGTGCGGGTGCGCTGCGGTTCGGCCCCGCGGTACGGCCGGTATTCGATCAGCGCTGGCGCCGGGTGCTCTCGGTTCCAGGCCTCGACCAGCTCCGCCGGCGGCACCGGACGGACGTTGCCAATCTGCTGGTAGATCTCGGAGCGGTGGATGGCGACGTCGTCCGGGGCGGTGATGCCGAGGCGCACCTGGTCGCCTTGGCTGCCCAGGACCGTGACGGTGATGTTGTCGCCGATATGCAGGGTTTGGCTGTGGCGGCGGGTCAAGATCAACATGGCGTAACTCCGTTCGAGGGATTTCGAGAGCAACCGATCTATCTCGGATCGCGGTGGTAGAGGTCGGTCGCCCGCATTGGAAACTGCAAGCGGGAGGGGGAAAGGGATTTATTTCAAATGAGAATTATGCTGCTGGTTTTTTGTTCTATGGGTGGTCTTGAGTATGACTACAATGAATCCCTGAGTTGGTGCGTATATATAGTTGCGAGCACAACAGGGAGGTTGTCGATATGGCGATTAGCTTCGAGCCGCTCGATGTTGAGGGCGTTGATTTTCGTGGGGTTGATGTTGTCGCTTATAAAGCACGGAAAGGTCGTGGAAGGTCGGGGGATATTGGTTTGGGAAAATGCTTCGGCGCAATAAGGTTGCTTGACAATAACAATGCTCGAATTGGAAAAGACCATAAGGCTTCAAGCACCCCTGCTGGATCAGCGGGGCTCCACAGCGAGCGGGTTGCCTTGGAGCGGTGCGTTAGGGCCAACTGGGAGCCTCCGCTTACCAACATAATGATACTTGGCATGCAGAATTCTCCTGGCCCTATCGGAAAAGAACTCTATGCACGGGGAGTCCGAACAATTATATGCTTTACGGAGCTCCCACCTTGTCCAGCCTGTTTGACGTGGTGGAAGGCGCTTGATAGTAAGTTTCACCCTGGTTCTATCAGATTGCAGTACTTCGGTTGGTTCGAAGACTACTATGGAGGCAAGACGCCAGAGGAAAGGATGGTCGATGACTCTGACGGAAATAATAGAAATGAGCATGCGATAGAGGCTTTCAAGTCCTATCGAGATTCGTTCGAGGCCCCTACCAGATAGTCCTCGATCAAGAAATTTAGTATAAATAGAAAAAGATGATGGGTTTTCTCATGAGGTATTTATGCAATCTCTTATTTGTCTTAGCCATGTTCAAGAGCAAGATACTTCCGGCTTGGTGGAGTTGTACACCAATCCGGACGTGCGTGCCTATTTAGGAGGTCCCGTTGATCGGGAGGTTGCGGTGCGGCGAGCTCAGGTAGAAGTTTCAATCGAGAGAGAGCTTCCATTTTGGGCAATCAGAACAAGGCAAGGCGAGCAGTTTGCAGGTGTAATCTCGTTAGATACTCATCATGATGGTAATGATGTAGAAGTCTCTTACGCGTTGCTTCCAGAGCACTGTGGGATGGGGTACGCGACTGAGGCACTTACCCTTGCGTTGCAGTATGCAAGTGACACCTTGGCTTTGAAGAGGGTGATTGCTGAAACGCAAAGCAAGAACGATGCATCAATCCGCCTACTTAATCGCGTCGGTATGAAGTTTGAGCGGGAGATAATGCGTTTTGGTGAAGCTCAGAGTATCTACGTCACTGATTGGTAGGACAGGCAAGATTTAGCATCGTTACAGATGCCGGTGCCTATTTTCATAGGCCTTCGTGCTGGTGTTCGTTGACTTCCCTGATGCCCCTGTTTCCAAGGGCATCGAGGAAATCGGTGTTGCTGACCGGCGTTACGCGCCACGTCCGGCTGGGCGGCTACTTTCTCGGGGGACCTGAGGTCCCGACAGCCAGTCGCGGCTCTTCGCCCACTGGCTCTCCCTTGATCTAGGGCCATCTACGCTGCTGGCCACGGGGCGAGGCTCCCCCTGAACCCGTTTTGCCTATCGGCAAGGCCTTGGCTCGCTGCGGCCTGGCCAGCGGTGTGTTGCTGGCGTGATACAGAATATAAGCACACTTATTTTGAGTGTCAATAAGCCTGCTTATATTTCGATATGGGCGCTTATCGAATTCGGGCTTGCTCCCTCTAGGGATATTGAAAATACTGTATAAAAAAACAGTAATTGGAGGATGACTGTGCAGAAGAACACCCAGGGGAAAGGACAGGTTTCGCCGGTAGAGAAGGTGCGTCTCCGGGTATCCGCGATGATCAGTAGCCCGCGGGCTCAGGCGGAGCGCCGGGCGTCGATCTGGAAGGCGCAGGGGGATTCGGAAGAGGCCTGGCAGCAGGTGCTGGAGGAGTTGGCTGAAACCGATGGACTCGAGATGTCGCTGGGGGAGGATGGAGTGGTTACGCTCACCTGGGAGGCGGGAGACGAGGAGGGCGTTGAAGTGGTCGATGGGATCGAACTGGTGCAGGAGCCGGAAATGCTGGTTCAGCGTCTACATGAGGAGAGGATCTAGTGGAAGGAGAGCCCGCGCGTAGCGGGCTCCGAATCGCTATCGGTCGTGGGTACGACTGAGGGCGCTGTGCGCTGACGAGACCAGATCATCTACATAGAGCCGGGCTACAACGATGCGGCCAAGCCGGTTCTTGATAGTCATCAATCTGCGCGTCTTGGCAATGTCGTCGCATGAGTGGCGAGGATGAGTACGCGGCATCGCATCAAGCAGGAGATTTGCTCGGGCAACGGTGGTGCGAATGTGATTGCGAGTCATGATGGCCTCCTCGGCCTGCTGGTTGAGGCCTAGATCATGCTGTCACGACTGTAGGGGAGTAAACGAAAAGGCCGCGCTTGAGTCGAGGCGCGGCTGTACCAAACTGCTATGTTTCAAGCTCTAATGTGGCCACTTTATTAGTAAAGCTGAGAGTCTAGAATGAAAAACGCACGAAGCCCTAGATATTCTCCAGCCAAAAATGAGCATCTAGGGCGGCCAGCTAGAAATAGCCCTAGGATTTTGTTCGGATCGATCGTGTAATAATGAAGCCGCAGCTGTGGTGTTGCGGTCTAAAAGTTGAGCTCGGTGGGTTTGCCGAGCTCTTTTGGTCTCTTAGTTTCTAAGATCCAACTTCAATTTCCTGGTCGATTACTGCGCTTTCCACTTCGGACTGCATGCCCTGGATTGTCGATTCATAAATAGAATCGTCTCCGGTTGGTGAACGTAAAGTTAGTACGAAAGCGACATCTTGCGATGGTAGTTCTGAGTGATGGCTTATGTCGAATTGATACAGGTCTCGCGTGAATATGCGTGCGTTCAATCGCATAGTGCTTCCCGTGATTCCCGTTCCTCGGTGAGCTTTATAATGGTTCCGAACTGGACTCCATTTTGCCAGTTCGGTTCGAGCCTTGACCTCTTTTTCTTTATCTTCCCGCATGGAGCCGACTAGGCTGATGGTCTTTCCCGAAGCAGAGGTTGCCTGAAGCGATGTTTGGAGTCGAGAAGAAAAGTAGTTTTCACCTAGTTTGTCAGACGTAAGTGGTTTTAGTACTGCGGTTAATGCTACGGCACCAACGAATTTTCCGTTATCAACAAGCTCCGGAGGTATGGGGATGTCATTCCAGTAGTAGTTAAACCCAGGAGACAACTTGGCTGTCCATGCGATAGTTACGTCTCCGGGAGTACATAGCCAAGGAAGATGATCATCTATCCACGGGGTACCCCAGCCTACGGTATCACTGTGTGCGAATAGTTCGGCCCTATTTATTAATAGGGCGCGAATTAGATCAGGTGTGGCATCTTTCAGATTAGCGAAAGCATGTGCGGCAAGAGAGGAGACAAGAGGGGCTGCGAAGCTTGTGCCTGTATGGATCGTGCCTCCAATCATGCGGAGTTTTGAATACCATGATAAATCTGGTTTTTTCATGCCGGCAGGGGCGGGGCCTCTGAGACTCAGTTTGCAGGCTTCGCCAGGTATGTTGTTCCTAACATCAAAATCTCTGCCGCTAATAGTTAGTGAGGCTTCGCAATCTGCTGGTGGGCATAGGGTCTTTGTGTATGGGTTATGATCTATGTTGCCAGCAGAGATCACAGGTAAGATATTGTATTTTCTCGCGAGCTTACTGATCTCATGGCCTAAATAGCTTACCTCTTCTTTTGAATCCATTGAGGCGACAAGATTGAAAGACATGTTCCAGACTTTTGAGTAGTTGGACGTCTGATCTGCGACTTGGTAGAGGTAATTAAGGAGTTGTCGATGATTTGGTGCTTTTGGAACACTGCTTTTACAGATTGCTTGGGCGGAAATGAAAGTGCAGTCTAGCTCTGGAAGCGGCCTGTTCTTATTCCAAGCGTGGGCATGGCAAACTAGAGAGGCGACTTTGTTTCCATGGCTTAGGTTTGCATCGCTATCTTTAATAAGCGGCTTGAGTGGGAGTTTCTGAAGTGGGAGGTAGCTCTTAGCATTCACTCCGCCATCAATTATTACTACTGTTGGAGAAGAGTGGGAAACACTTGAGGGGTTAGGCTCTGCCCCTTTGCCCGGTGCATCGGCTGCTTTGACACTCGGGGCTGCTTCTATTCTGTAGATGGCTCCGGAAGAAACCAATTTGCCGAAATCATTTTCAGCTTTTAAGTGTAGAGAGAATGCCGCATGTCCTGAGGTTATGTACTCGTTCAATATAGTCGAGAGAGTGTCAGCTTGATCGTCAGTATTTAAATCGAATTCGGGATGGCCGAATGAGGTTTTAGTGCTAACAAAAGCTGCTTTGAAACGATTGGCTAGATCTTTTCTTGCAAGTATGTTCTTGAAGGGTTTTAGCCAGATGTTTGCTGCCTTGGTATCACCATCTACTGGAAGGCTCTCCCAAGTCTCTGAGCGCTTCCTGCCTCTTAAAGTTTCTCTCTCATCAAAAGCTTCAATGTTTGAAATCCTAGAGATGTCGACCATTTCATTTGTCTTGGTCGAAGAGAGTAGAGCGTTGGACAGCTTGCTTAATTTTTCTCTCTCAATCTCTATTAGGAAGCCTTTATATGCTGGCGCAATTATTCTGCTTCCAGTTTTTGAGTCAAATAAATCAGTTGGTGTCCAACTCGGAGATAATGAGTCGTCGTCCATTTTGGCGATAATATGCATGACTCCAGAAAAGGTGATATTTTCCGTATTGGATTTTTTGATGTTATCTACCTTTTGGGAAAGTACTTTCCGTTTATTAGCTAGAACTCCTTTCTTTATTCCTCGCTCATTCTTTCCTCCGCCGGGTACGGTTTTTGGCGCTGGAGACTTGAGTAGTTTCAATACGGGGTTGAGTACTGGCCTTTCTGCCATATCTCTAGTCCTTTAGATATGTGGATAGTGTTTGTCGGCTAATTTTAATTATAGACAGTATTTCGGCTTGTGATAGGTTGTGATTTCTGTATAGCTGCCTGCAGATGCTTCTTTTGTCTGCCTCGCTATATGAGGGTGAGTTGGAGAGCGTTTCCAATACGACTCGCTGAACGTCTATTGGTTGTCCAGAAATAATTGCCGAACGCCGTGCTGACGTAGAAATAGATTCTATGTCAGCGCCAGCTAAACCCTCTGAAATCTTCGCTAGGGCACTGCAGGCTGTGAGATCACCAGTATCTTGCCAAAGGAAATGGTTCCACAAATAGGCACGAAGCTGTTCTTCAGGCTTTCCAAAAATCATCCGGTAAGGAAAGCGTCGCCAAATGGCTCGATCTAGTAGCTCGCTGTGGTTAGTGGCTGCAATCACGATCGCGCGATCGTCAAGTGAGTCAATTGCCTGGATTAGTGTGTTAACAACCCGTTTGAGCTCACCAAGTTCATGTTGGTCGTTTCTAAGCTTGCCAATTGCATCAAACTCGTCAAGGAATAGTATTCCATTTCGTGAGGGTACGAAGTCGAATACACTCCGAATATTTTTTGCTGTGTCACCTAGTAGTGATGAGATTAGTGAATCCAGTCTAACTACATAGAGCGGCATTGACAATGTTGAGGCAATATGGCCAGCTACCAATGTTTTTCCTGTTCCAGGGGGGCCGGACATCAGTAGATTCATCTTTCCTGAAAGACCATTTTTCTGCAGTAGCTCGTAGTTTTTTACACTGGATATGAAGTCATCGAATGTTCTTTTCAGCCCTTCATTGAGAAAGACTGGGGAGGTGGGCCATGTTTGCTCCTCTACAAGCACACTTCTAGACTTAGGATCTACTGGGAGAGCTTCTGAATATCCAGATGCACGGAGCGGAACTCCATTACGTCGAATGGCCATTTTAATTTTTTTACTAACCTCGGGCGCCGTCTCGTTTGAGCTTGCGGCGATCCTATTGGATATCTGCCGAACACTGGTGTAATCGGCATTTAGTGATGCCTCAATGAGGTTCAGGAGGTCAGTCGAGGAAATCTTTATGTTAGGAGTCATGACGGTTATGCGAAAAAAATTTAAGAGAATGTCTAATTTTTTTGCTTTTTAGTCAAGTGGTCGGGCTGTTTTGTCGGGTGCCACTCCAGCGGGAAGGATGGTTGCCTGAATTGATTGATTTCCGTCAATTGCAAAGTGAATCAGATGGCGAGATTGAGTGCCGCAACCAGGGCAACCCGAGGCTCCGCCCTCCCCATGCCTGCAGCGAAAAGATACATTCTGGCGCCTGTGAGCTGCCGGGTGCCGATGCCGACTTTCAGTGGGCCGCGGTGCTTGATGGTGGATTTCAGGGGCTGACTCTTGCTGTGCACCATTTTGAGATGGTTCGGATCGTCGCTGCGCGAAAGCGTATCGTTTCCTTCCTGCTCAATCCGCAGTGATCTACCTATAGCCATAGATCCCCACAGCGCCTAGCTACAGCTTTCTGAAATTCCAGGCTCCCAGCACCTTGGCCTGGAAATGGACGTCTTCCATGCGGGCCTTCTGCGGCTCGAAGGATTTGTTGTCCGACACCAGGAGGTAGTGCTCGGCATCGTGGATCTGCACCCGCTTCACGAACAGGTGCTGCAGCCAGGTGAAGACGTAGACTCCTTCCTCGACGAAGTCGGTGATGCCCACGTCGACGAGGATCGGGGACTTGTCCTCGATGGTGCCCAGCATGCTCTGGCCCCACCCGGTGATGATCTTGAGGTTGGCCGGATCGGTGTACTTCAGACCAAGGTCATCCAGTTGGACCTTGTCGACGACCAGATTCCTGACGAACTCGCGGTACTCGGCCGGTACCTGGCCGCCGCCCATGGCAGCGCGCACGTCGTACTGGGCGATCGAGATCGTATTTCCTTTCACCAGGGTGGTGCGGCTGAAGTCGGCGTGAATCACGTTGCTTTCGGCTGGGCCCGCATCACTCTCGGCGGCGTTAAGAATTCTTTCCCTCGCTTCCGCTGAAAGCTTCTGCGCCGCCTTGCTTGCCAGCATGCTGCGGACGATGTCAGCAGTAGACGACGCTGCTTGATACTCGGCGCTGGGCTCTCGGGCAGAAAACCCGGGCGGCCGACCAGTTCCTTCCGCCAGCCATTCCGGATCGACCCCACAAACGTTCGCTATCTTCAGAAGATGAACACTCTGCAAATTCTCGCCTTTCTCAAGCTGGGAGATCACAGGCTGCGAAACGCCCACAGCTTCTGCTAGCTGTCGCTGGGTAAGGTCCGCGTGCTTGCGGGCTAGCTTGATTCGGTCTTTGAGTGCGCTCATCCGGAGCAATCTATAAGCGCCCTTATGGACTTGCAAATAAGCCTCCTTATTCATACCATATAAGTATGCTTATCTAGAAGGTCCATAGAAATGACCCCCATCGAAAAGCTTGTTTCTTACTTCGGCGACCAGACGAAGACGGCCAAGGCCTTGGGGGTTTCCCAGGCAGCGGTTTCGTATTGGTTGGCGGGCATCTACGTAATGCGCGCCGATCTGGCCTTCAAAGCAGAAGAGCTGACTGGTGGTGCCGTGACCGCCAAGGAACTCTGTGCTCGTCCCGTTGCAAATAGCGTCGTTGCTTGATCCCGACCAATCTACCGGCCAGGAGGGCTGAACGTCATGCGAAGCGAATCGCACACCCTGATCTCCACGCTGCTCGGCGTGGTGAACCAATGGCGCCGCCGAGAGGGGTGGAGCCGAGAGACCGTCGTCCAGCACATCGTGGAGGCGCACGAATGCATCCAGGGAGCGCTGGTCACCGGCATCATCTTCGACCCGCCAACGCGCGATACAACCGAGCGGATGAAGGTCAACGCCGACCGCGTGTTCCGTTGGCTTGACGACGGAACCAAGGACACCAACCTGGTGCCGGCGAACTTCGTACCCAGCATCCTCGCCGCGCTGCCGACTGATCTGAAGGTCCAGGCCCTGGGCGACATCCTGACCCCGCTGGGCGTGTCGGTGCGCTTGATCGGCGGCGATGCCGGCCAGCGGCCGGAGGTGCTCTGCATGCTCCGGACACTCATCAAGGAGAACGGTGAGGCGCAGCAGGCCGTGGCCAACCTCGTCGACGGCGCTGATGACCAGGAACTGCAGGAGGCCCACCGGGAGCTCTCCGAATCCAGGGCGGCGACCGATGAGGCGCTGCGGATGATCGATCAGATGCGCCGGCCGCGCCTTGTTCAGGGGTAGCCGTGCCGTCCTTCCAGATCAACGACGAGGAGTGGGATGCGCTCTTCGACGAGCCGCATCAGCTGCTGAAGGTGTACTGCGCGATCCGGATGTTCATGGACTACAGGACCGGCATCGCCGGCGAAACCCGCCGCCTGAGCGAGCAGATGCTGATCGAGGTTTTGAGCATCCCGGCATCACCTGGGCGTCCTGCGCACAAGGCGACCCGCAAGGAGGCCCGCTACACCATCGATGCGCTGGTGCGCCGCGGCATGGTCGAGCCTATGCCCAGCATCGGTCCTTTCGTTTTCCACCTGCCGAAGGCTTCACGGGATCAATTCGCCTCGGAGAGGTGGGGCCAGAGGTTTGACCAAGGTGGGGCCAGACCTGGGGCCAGAGGTGGGGCCAAGGATTTAGAGCCAGAAGCCCCGGAACTACTGGGCTACAGCGAAGAGGCTGGAGCAGGTAGGGCCAGAGGTAGGGCCGGAGGTTATCCAGAGGTGGGGCCAGAGGTGGGGCCTACATCCGGTCTTCCTCCGATACCTCCTCCGTCACGTAACGCGCGCGAGGCAGAGCCGGTATCTGGTGCTGACCGATTCCCGATGCATGAGGCCTGGGTGCCGAGTGCGAAGGGGTGGCCGGCAACGCTGGTGCGGAACGGGATTGGGACCTACCAGCTACGCGACGACGAGCTTCTCGAATTCCGCAGCTACTGGATCAACCGCCCCGAGAAATACCAGTCCCAAGGCCAGTGGGAGCACGAACTGGCACAGAAAATCCGCCGCAACCAGCGCTTCGACCAGAACAGGAGCAGCCATGGAAACCAAGCAGGAAACGCCGAAGGCCAAGCCGGCCATCGTGCCGCAAAGCGCGGCATCTCACATCGACAGGGCCCTCGCTCAGCCGTCGATCGCGTCAACGCCATCGTCGCAGCCAACGAGGCTGCCCGACAGGCTGCTGGAACGGCTCTGGGTGAAGATGACCGAGATGTACGGGCACCGCTGGACGTCGAGTTTTGGCGACAACCCGAATCCTGACGGCGCCTGGGCTACCGTGCTCCAGGGGCTGACCGGCCAGCAACTGGCCCACGGGCTCAACATGCTGACGTTCATGGGCAGCCGGTTCGATTGGCCGCCGGCGGCGCCGACATTCCGGGAGCTCTGCTTGAGCGTACAACCGGAGTCGCTCGGTCTGCCGGACCACGACACCGCGTTCCACCAGGCCCTGGCGTGCCGCTACCGCCACCAGGTAGTCAAGGCCGCCGCCGAGGCTACCGGCGTTTTCGATCTGCGCACCGGCGCGGTGAGCGACGATCGCCTCCGCAAGCGCTTCGGGTTCCACTACGCCGAGATGGTCCGGCGGTGGGCAAACAACATCCCGTTGAGCCAGCCCGTCGTCCACGCGATCGAGCATGACACCGGGAAGAGCTTGCTGGACCTGGCCGAGGATGAAGCCGAGCAGCAGCTCCGCCGGCGGATGCAGGCCCAGGGCCTGGATGGGCTCAGTGGCGCCCAGGCCCGGGAACTGCTGCTGGCCAAGATGCGCCGGAAAGCGCCGGAGGTGCGCCGTGATGCATGACCTCCGACCGGTGATGTTCACTGTGCCCGGCGAGCCGGCGGGGAAGGGGAGGCCTCGCATCGGTCGCGTCGGCGCCCACGCCAGGATGTTCACTCCGGCGAAGACGGCGAACTACGAGGGGCTGATCGCACACAGCGGACAGCAAGCCATGGCAGGTCGCGCGCTGTTCGAGGGCCCAGTGCTGGTCGAACTCGACATCGCGCTGAGCATCCCTCAATCGATGTCGAAAAAGCGGAAGGCCCTGGCCTTGTCCGGGCAACTGCACCCGACCAAGAAACCGGACCTGGATAACGTCCAGAAGGCCATCTACGACGGCCTGAACGGCGTTGTCTGGAAGGACGACGTCCAGGTCGTGAAGGCGGTGGTGGGGAAGCGCTACGGCGAAACGCCAGGCGTGCGAGTGAAAGTCGTCCCTCTCCTCGAGGGCGAGCAGTGACTACAGGAAACTACAGGGGAGAGTCGAAATGAGACTGATCAGCGCGCGCCAGGCTTGGCACGACGCCTTCTACGAGAGTCGGAGCTCAGTGCTGGCGGTGGCGGCCGACAAGGCCGCGCTGGGCAAGAAGGGCCGGGTGGCCAACGAGACGCACCCCGACCGCAAGGACACCAATGGGCGTAGCGCCCACATGCTGGCCGCCGGCCTGGTGCAGGCTGCCATCCGCTCGCTGCCGAAGCCGCTGCAGCACTTCGGTCACACGCTGTACTCGCCGCTGGCCACCGGTGACGACGTGGCGATCGCTCACGGCCTGGTCTGGATCGGCGCCGGCCTTGGCCAACTGACCCAGCGCCAGGGCGAGCGGGCTTACTGGATGGCGCTGGCGGCGATCAACTCGCACAAGCGCGCCGTCAATGGCCGCGACACACTGCGCCCGGGCGAGGTCTGCCTCTTCATCGAGGAGCGCCTCGGCTGTCGGATCGACCCCGGCAACTGGGCGCGGGACTACGCGAGTACCTGGGAACGCCTGGCGCGCCACATCGACCGGCTCGATGCTCAGGCGCTGAAGCCGGTCGCCGAGGTGGTGGCGAAGCAGGGCGGATTGCGGAGGGGGCCGGGCTGGCGCTGGCTGCAAGTCGACCGGAATTTGGTCGCTGAGCAACGGGCAGCCGCTTATGCAGCGCAGCGTGACAGTGCATGCAGTCGCCTGCGCGAGCGCCTGCTGCGCATGACCGATGCGCAATTGGCTGCATGGTTCACGCGGGTGAAGGCCTACGGCGTGGCATACCGTGCGGAATGGGGTGACGACGTGCTGGAGCAGCCCCATGTGCATGCGCGCTACCACGACCGGGTAGCGGCTTACTGGGAGCAGTTGCAACGCCTCGGGAGGGTGAAGAAAAAGGTCAAGAAAGCAGCAGCTTGACGTTTTGAGGAGCATTTGGGTATCGTTTTGCCATTGTGCACAGTTACACCCAATCAACAGATTCCCCCGAAAACCCGGCCTTAGCGCCGGGTTTTTTCGTTTCGCCCCGGGAACGCAGTGCTACCAGCAGCACGTTTTACTTTCCACCCTCTGCAATGTGTATGGCCACGTCGATCGTGCCTTGGTGGAAGCCACTATTTGTCCCCGGGGCGGTTTGCTCTTGGATCTTCTTTTTGAAGGTCTCAACATCCAAGTTGCCTGAGTTCCGCAGCGCGGCGATCAGCGCGTTGAGGATTATCGACTGGCTGTTCGCGACTTCGTTGTTCATATCCACTCCTGTCGTTGTCCGCTGGAGTAGGCATTCTAGCGCTTAGGTTCGCGTCTAGGCTGATTCACCTCAGGAGTAATAGGTATGGCCGAGCCAAGTGGTGCGGTAGCAGCAGCCGGCGCCGTCGGGCTCACTGCCACCGCAATCATCCCCGGAGTCGACGTCAATGCAGTGATCGGCGGCTTCGCCGGCGCGCTGCTGTTCGTGCTCTGGGCTCACGACCTGACCATCGCAAGGCGCGTCGGCTACCTGCTGGCGTCCTGGGTCGGCGGCTACTACGCCGCCACCGAGGCTGTCGGGCGGGGCGCGACCCAGTTCTCCGGACTTCCCGCACTGGTCACCGCCGCGCTGATCGTCACGATCCTGATCGGCGTGCTCGACTGGATGATCGGTGGCCGCGCGCCGGCATGGCTCCAGATCGTTCTGCAGCGCATCGTCGGCATGATCGGAGGCCGGAAAGATGGTTGACCTGGTGACCCTGGCGGCTGCGGCCGTCTGCGGCGCTATCAGTTGCCGCATCTTCACGTACCAGCGCCACGGTGCCACGTACCGGTTCGGCGTCTCGCTCTGCGCGTACATCCTCGCCGCTGGGACCGGCATGCAGGCGCTGTCGATCAGCTTGGCCGTGCTGATGGCGCGCCACGCGACGCCGATATCGCCCTACCTGCTGGCGGTCCTGGTTGTGCTGCTGGTGCTGGTCTACCGCAACAAGGGCAACATCGCGCCCATCCTGAGGCTCAGTTGAGGTGATCCATGGCGCTGACCAAGAAACAGCGCCTGTTCGTCGACGAGTACCTGATAGACCTCAACGCGACGCAGGCCGCGATTCGGGCCGGCTACAGCACCCGGCGCGCGACGGAGATTGGCTATCAACTGCTCCAGCGGCCGGAGGTTGCTCAGGCCATCCAGGCCGCCATGGCCGAGCGCTCGAAGCGCACCGAGGTCGAGGCCGACTATGTGATCCGGCGGCTACGCGAGATCGACGAGATGGACGTACTCGACATCCTCGAGGACGACGGATCGTTCCGGTCGATCCGCGACTGGCCCCGGGCCTGGCGCCAGTTCCTGTCCGGCATCGAGATCGCCGAGCTGTTCGAGGGCCGCGGTGACGACCGCCGCATCGCTGGCGTGCTCCGCAAGGTCAAGTGGCCGGACAAGCTCCGCAACCTGGAATTGCTGAGCCGGCACGTCGGCACCGAGTCTGCTGCGCTGGACCTTGAGTTGAAGCGCCTGGACGTGGCGAAGAAGCGCGCTGAACTGAAACTGCTGGAGAACCCCGACGACGAAGCGCCGCCAACCAGCGTCGCGGTGACAATCATCGATGCGAGGGTGCGCGATGCCGACGCTGAATAGGCCCCAGGCGAAGTTCCTGGCGCTTCCACACAAGTTCTGCGGCTTTGTCGCTGGGTTCGGCTCCGGCAAGACGTGGGTGGGCTGCTCAGGGCTCGCCCAGCACGCCTGGGAGTGGCCGCGCATCAACGCCGGCTACTTCGCACCGACCTACGCCCAGATCCGCGACATCTTCTATCCGACGATGGAGGAGGTGGCTTTCGACTGGGGGCTGCGGACGAAGATCAACCAGGCGAACCATGAGGTTCACCTGTACAGCGGTAGCGCCTACCGCACGACGATCATCTGCCGCTCCATGGAAAAGCCGCAGACCATCGTCGGCTTCAAGGTCGGCCGCGCGCTGAGCGATGAGATCGACGTTTTACCAGCGCAGAAGGCTCAGCAGGCCTGGCGCAAGATCATCGCGCGGATGCGCTACAAGGTGGACGGCCTGCGCAACCGTGTCGACGTCACCACCACCCCGGAAGGCTTCAAGTTCGTCTTCCAGCAGTTCGTGAAGCAATTGCGCGAGAAGCCGCACCTGCAGGACCTGTATGGACTGGTACAGGCCAGCACCTACGACAACGAGGCGAACCTGCCGGACGACTACATCGATTCGCTGATGGAGTCGTACCCGCCGCAACTGATCGCGGCGTACCTGCGCGGCCAGTTCGTCAACCTGACGTCGGGCACCATCTACACCGCCTACGATCGAACTCTCAACGCCTCGCAGGAGGCTGTACAGCCAGGCGAGCCGATATTCGTGGGTATGGACTTCAACGTCGGCAAGATGGCCGCCGTCGTGCATGTGAAGCGCCTGGGCCTGCCGCACGCGGTCGACGAGATCGTCAACGGGTACGACACCCCTGACATGATCCGCCAGATCAAGGAGCGGTTCTGGCTGTACGCCGACGGCGAATATCGGCCTACCCGCCAGATCAGGATCTACCCCGACGCCTCCGGCGACTCGCGCAAATCGGTACGGGCCAGCGAGACCGATATCGCGCTACTCAAGCAGGCCGGCTTCGTCGTCTCGGCGCCCGCCGCCAACCCGCCGGTCAAGGATCGGATCAACTCCATGAACGCCATGTTCTGCAACGCCAAGGGCGAGCGCCGATATCGGGTCAACCCCGACCGGTGCCCAACCTACGCCGATGCCCTGGAACAGCAGGTGTGGGGCGCCAACGGTGAGCCGGACAAGTCGGCCGACATCGACCACCCCAACGATGCGGCGGGCTACTTCATTCACAAGGAATTCCCGGTCGAGCGACCTGCGGCCGTTGTTACCACCCTGAGGTTCTGACAATGAGCGATTCCGTTTGCCAGTGCTGCGCCGCTGTCGAGGAGATGCGCGAGCACTGGAAGCTGATCGATTGCATCAAGGGCGGCACCTCGGCCATGCGCGAAGCGGGGGAGGCGTATCTGCCCAAGCGGCAGCTCGAGACGAGGGAGGACTATGAAGCGCGGCTGAAGCTGGCGACGCTGCACCCCGCGTTCGAGGAAACGGTCGGCGCCATGGTGGGGCGGGTGTTTGCGAAGCCGGTCGTGATCGGTGATGACGTGCCGCAGGAGATCGCCGACCTGCTGACCGACGTGGATACGGAGGGACGTGATCTGCAGGTGTTCGCCCAGGACTGGTTCCGCGGCGGGCTGGAGTATGGCCTGAAGTTCGCCCTGGTCGAGATACCGCAACGGCCAGAGGATCTGCCGAACACACGGCAGGCCGAGCAACAGGCCGGCTTCAGGCCCTATGGGGTGCTGATCGAGCCTGGCCAGGTGCTGGGGTGGAAGACCGGCAAGGTTGCTGGTGTCGACAGCCTGACCCAGTTCCGTTTCCGGACGTGCCGGGTGGAGGAGGTGGACGAGTTCACCGACGAGTCCGTTGAGCAGATCCGCGTGATCGAGCCCCACCGGCATCGCGTGTTCGAGGAGGGCAAGGACGGGTGGGAGATGGTGTCGGACACGCCGAACACGCTCGGCTTCATCCCCTTGGTGCCGTATTACACCGCGCGTACCGGATTCCTCACGGCGAAGCCACCGCTGCTCGAACTCGCCCACCTGGTGGCAAAGCACTGGTGGCTCCAGTCCTCCCTGGACAGTCTGGTTGATGTCGCCTGCGTGCCGATCCTGGTGATGACTGGCGTCGACTCCGGCGACGAGCTGGCCATCGGCGCGCGCTCCGCGGTGAAGTTGCCTCGGGAGGCCGACATGAAGTACGTCGAGCACACCGGCGCCGCCATCAAGACCGCGCGGGAGCAGCTTGACTCACTGCAAGAGGAGATGAGACAGGCCGGTGCGAAGTTGGTGGAGAAGTCCACCCAGGTCATGACGGCGAAGCAGTCTGGCGAGGAATCGGCGAAGGAGACCAGCAAACTGGCAATGATGTGCCAGGGCCTGCAGGACAGCCTAGTGCTGTTCCTGTCGTACTTCTCCCTCGCACTGAACAACCGCGCCGAGGGCGGCACCGTGCAGCTCCAGCCGAATCTCGACCCGGATTACGCTCCGGCCGAGACCATGGGTGTGCTGCAGCGCATGCGTGACGGCGGCTCGTTGTCAGACCAGACCCTGTTCAACGAGGCCCAGCGCCGCGGCATGCTTGCCGAGGACCTGGACTGGGAGTCGGAGCAGGAGCGGATCCGCAACCAGGAGCCTGCGATATGACTCGCTTGGAGGTGTTGCTGGCGGAGCTGTATACCGACCATGGTATCGATCTGATCAGGACCACGGCGGGTATGTCGAAGGAAGTCGAGGAGAAGATCACCGAACTCGCCGAGGAGCTGGTGAAGCTGCTGCAGGGCCGCCGGTTGCCGCTGAAGAACGTCAAGGAGGTCAACGCGATCCTCGACGAGGCGGCCAAGGCAATCAAGGCGCAGTACACCGAGATCGCTGCAGCGCATGATGCCAATCTGCGGCAACTCGCGGTCATCGAAGGAGGCTTCGCGTCGAGCTCAGTCAACAGCCTGGTGAGCCGGCCAATCATGCTCGGCGTCGGCAAGAACCGACTCAGCGCTGTGGTTGCTAATACGCTCATCGAGGGCGCGCCTACCAAGCAATGGTGGCTCAAGCAGGCTGCGGATGTGTCGTTCCGGTTCGCTGGTGTGGTGCGCAATGGCTTCGTGAACGGCGAGACCACGGAACAGATGGTCACCCAGATCGTCGGCCGCCGGGCTCGGGGCGACCAACCGCCGGTGAAGGGCTTCATGGATGTCAGCAAGCGCGCGGCTCGGACCTTGGTCCACAACAGCGCCCAAGCGGTGGCCAATGGCGCCAGGATGGAGGTTTACAAGGCCAATTCTGGCGAGAATGGCCCGGTGAAAGGGTATCGCCAGCTCAGCACCCTGGACTCGCACACCACTGAAATCTGCATGGTCTACGACCAGAAGACTTGGGATCTGCAGTTTAGGCCTGTGGGGCACTCGTTGCCGTACAAGCAAGGTTGCCCGCGGCACTGGGGGTGTCGCAGTGCCACTCTGCCTTGGCTCAAGACGATGCGTGAGCTAGGTATCGACGTCGACGAGGTGAAGAGCACCCGGGCGTCGATGGACGGCCAGGTGCCGGCCAGTCTGAACTTCGAGACATGGCTCAAGGGTAAGTCGAAGGCCTTCCAGGACGAGAAGCTGGGGCCCGGCCGCGCCGACCTTTGGCGCCGAGGCGTCATCACCTTGAGCGACCTGTTGGACCAGCGGGGTAACCCGCTGAGCCTGGCGCAACTTAGGGAGTCAGTCGGAATTCGCTAACCTGCTGCTCTCGCAGGAGTGCCGCAGCTTATCGAACTCGACCATCTGCTCTCGGTACTGCTGGGGCCAGAGCCTGTAGCCAGCCAATGCTGCTCGGATCGCTGTTTCCTGCTGCTCTGGCGTGCTTGCAGTCATTCCCTGTCGTGTCAGCTGCGCGATGGTCAGGGCTGCAAGGGCGAGCTCGGGAGGGGCATACGCATTCACTTCGAAAGCGGCCCGGATGATCTCCTTGCCCGCACTGTTGAAGGATTGCTGATCGTTTTCGACCGACGCTCCAATCAAGCTCCCGAGTGTTCCAAAGAGCCGTTCGCCAACCTCACGTAGTTTCGCCTCCTGGGTGTCGATGCGCTGAATACAACTTTGGACTGCAATTTGTTCGATAGAGCGATCGCTCGATTTCGTCGCTATCAGCTGGCCACCCAACGCGGCAAATCCCCCTATGGCTGCTGCAATCAAGGGGCTCAGTGCATTCCATAGTGAGTTCGTGGTGGTGCTCATCTTGAGTTCCATTTGCAATCGGTAGGAGCGCATCAAATTACAACCTACGACCCGCCTTGGCGGGTTTTTTTATGCCTGCGTTTCGGATGGAGCGGGGCGCCTTCCGGGCCGGATGGCCCATCGCAATGGCCGGATGGCCGGAGAAAGACGAGATGAAACTGAAGACTGTCGAAGTCGATGGCAAGCAATACGCCGAGGTGCAGGATGGCAAGCCGGTCTACGTGGAGGATGACGGCAAGGAGATCGTGTTCGATGCGGTCGGTACCCGAGCCACCATCACTCGCTTGAACGGAGAGGCCAAGCAGCACCGCGAGCGGGCGGAGAAGGCCGAGAAGATCGCAAAAGACTTCGAAGGCATCGAGGACCCGGCCGCAGCGCGCAAAGCCCTGGAAACCGTCGCCAACCTCGACGCGAAGAAGCTGGTGGATGCCGGCGAGATCGAGAAGGTGAAGGCTGAAATCGGCAAGGCCTACGACACCAAGCTGACCGAGGCCACCACGCGCGCGGAGCACTTGGAGCAGCAGCTCTACGCCGAGAAGATCGGCGGCAGCTTCTCCCGCTCGAAGTTCGTGGCAGACCGCCTGGCTGTTCCGGCCGACATGGTGCAGTCCGTGTTCGGTAAGCACCTGAAAATCGAGGACGGCAATGTCGTGGCCTACGACGCCCACGGCAACAAGCTGTACAGCAAGGCCCGTCCCGGCGAGGCCGCCGACTTCGATGAAGCGCTGGAGATTCTCGTCGACCAGTACCCCTACCGCGACCAGATCCTGAAGGGCTCTGGCCACTCCGGCGGCGGAACGCCCCCGGGCGGAAAGCCCTCCGGCAGCACGGCCAAGTCGCTCGCCGACTGCAAGACCGAGGCCGAGAAGGTCGCCTACCTCGAAACGATCAAGTAAGGAGGCCACATGGCTTTCGATCTCGCTGTATTCAACAAGCAGACCTACACGGCTCTGACCGAAACCGTCGCCCAGGCGATCGACAAATTCAACCAGGCATCCGCCGGCACCATCGTCCTGCAGAACGCACCGGCGCAGGGCGACTTCGACATCAAGGCCAGCTTCAAGCTGATCGCCAATCTGGTGCGCCGCCGCAACGTCTACGGCAACGGCGACGTGGCTGCGACTCGTCTGACGCAGTTGCTCAACGCCGCAGTGAAGGTCGCCGCCGGCACGCCACCGATCGAGTATGAAGCGGCCCAGTACAACTGGGTGTTGCAGAACCCGGCGTTGGCGGCCCTGACCATCGGTGAGCAACTGGGTAAAGCACGTGTCGCGGACATGCTGAACACCGCTATCCGCGGCGCGGTGGCTGCGATCAGTGGTCACGCCGACGCGACCCATGGCAGCGCCACCGAGACCGCAACCTTCCGCACCCTGAACAAGGCGGCGTTCAAGTTCGGTGACCGCGCCAACGCCATCGCGGCCTGGGTGTTCCACTCCAGCGTGGTCAGCGATCTCTACGACAACGCTCTTGCGAACGCCGAGAACCTGTTCACCTACGACGGCGTGAACGTGATGCGCGACCCGTTCGGCCGCCTGTTCGTGGTGACCGACGCCGACTCGCTGATCGTGCCGGCTGGCGCCGACCCCGAGTCCAACCCGGCTTCGTTCCGCTCGCTGGGCCTGGTGCAGAGCTCGGTGCTGGTGACCGGTAACAACGACTTCGACGCTGTTCTGAACCGCACTACCGGCAAGGAGAACCTGGGTTCGGTCTACCAGGCCGAGTGGAGCTACAACCTGGGCGTGCTCGGTTACACCTGGAAGACCGGTGCGGGCGGCGCTTCGCCGAACGATACCGCGATCGGCACCGCGGCGAACTGGGAGCGCACCGCCACCAGCGTCAAGGACACCGCCGGCGTTCTCGTGCTGAGCAAGTAACCGCAGAGGGGCCGCCAGGCCCCCCCCTTTTCATGAGGTGGACAATGACCAAGAAGATTCTGTGGTTCGTAGCTGGCCCGGCGACCTCGGACCAGATGGACTTCGCCCAACGCAATGGGCTGACGATTCGGGACCCGCTCGCCTATCGCCAGGGTGACTTCCTCGAACAGGCCGATGCGGTGGCTGGCGAGGTACCGCGGGCATACTCGGCGGCCTACGACCTGATCGAACTGCAAACCATCGGTGCTGCGAAGGCTTCGGGCGGCCAGGACGGCGAGCTGACCCTCGACGAAATCAAGGCTGACCTGAAGGCCCTCGGCGTTGCGTTCGATGGGCGTGCAGGCAAGGCTGCGTTGGCGAAACTGCTCGCCGAGGCGAAGGCGGCCCAGGAGCCCTCGCCGTTGAACGACGAGCAGGTGCTGGCGCGTCTCGTTGAACTGGGTGTCGAGGTGCCGGAAGGCGCCACGCCCGATTCGCTGCGCGAGCTCCTGAAGGCGACCGAGGAGAAAGCCAATGGCGGTGGTGACTGAGGGTGACAGCGCCAACAGCTACGTCTCCGTCGACCAGGCTACCGAGTATCACGCTCAGCGCGGCAATGCTGCCTGGGCGTCGGCCTCCAATGATAGCCGCTCCTCGGCACTGATCAGGGCGACCGACTACATCGACCGCAGCTATCAATTCCGAGGCTCGAAGGTCGACCCGGACCAGCCGTTGGAGTTTCCACGCACCGGCCTGGCATGGCCGAACCGGAAACTGCAGGCCGCAACGTGCGAACTGGCCCTGCTGGCGCTCGACGGGCCGCTGCACACGGTACAGCAGGCCTCCGCCGTGAAATCCGAGACGGTGGGGCCCCTCACCACGGTTTACGCCGATCCGGTGAACCAGGGGCAGCCGCGCTACGTTGCAGTGGATCGGCTTCTGGAGGCGCTGACCGTCGGCGGCGGCATGTTCAACGTCAGGGTGTCGAGGATGAGCTGATGGCTGATATCTACGACCGTTCCCGGGCGATGGCCATACGCATGCTGGCACCGCGGAGTAAGGGCGGTAAGGGGCTTGAGCTACGCCTGACCAAGTTCGAGCAGGGCGAGTACGACCCGGCGACTGGTGGAAGTCCAACCATTGAGCGCCGCTTCGATGGTTCCGGCATGCGCCAGGACTACGATGTGCGGGTTATCGATGGCTCGCTGATCCAACAGGGTGATGTCGAGATCATCATGTCACCAGTGCAGCTCGGGGGGCAGGACATGCCGGTGCCGAGGAACGGCGACCGTATCGAGTTCGACGGCGAGGCCTTCAAGGTGGTGACTGCGAAAGCCTGGAATTATGCCGGCCTGGACATCGGTTTCGTCGCGCAGGCGAGGAGGTAGCGCATGGCCCGTGGCTCTCGCATGCGTCAACGCTACTCAGGGCGCCAGGGCAGCTTCGCTGCAGCGGTGGCGCAGTTCCGCGACCAAGCCTTGGCTGCCGGCGATGCGATCTACCAGCGGATCATGTTGGACCTGTCGGTCAAGGTGATCGAGAAATCTCCAGTCGGTGACCCGGAGCGGTGGGCCGCGAACGTCGCTTACCGCCAGAGGGCGAGCGCCGCGGCGGACCGCTACGACGAGAACGTCGCGATTCGCAATACCCTGATCAACCTGAATCCGAGCAACTTCACCAGGAACGGGAAGCTACGTCGAGGCGTGAAGCACGCGAAGCCGCTGACCAAGGCGGAGCGTGACCAGAACTTCGACGTCAACGGGATGGTGGCCGGGCGCGGGTATGTTGGCGGGCGCTTTCGGGCCAACTGGCAGTTCAGCATTGGCACGGCCGCACCGGGGGAGATTGATGACGTCGACCCGACTGGCAGCAAGGCAATTTCTGCAGTGACCGCTGGGGTCCAGCCGCTGAAGCTCGGTGATACCGCCTACCTGGTGAACAACCTGCCGTATGCGGTACCGCTGGAGTACGGGCACTCCAGCCAGGCGCCGGCTGGCATGGTCCGGGTGACCATCGCCGAATTCCAGCAGATTGTGGAGGCCGCCGTCAGGGCGAACCAGGTATGAGTCACGAGATCATTCAGCAACTATTCGAGGCTCGCCTGGACGTCTGGGCGAAGGCCAAGGGAATCCCGGTAGCGTACCCGAATGTGACGTTCGAACCGACTCCGGGTGCCATCTATCTACGCTGCTTCACGCTGCCCGCTGGCACTACCAGTAGCGACTTGGGCGGCTACCACCGGGGCTTCACAGGTGTGTTCCAGATCAGCATCGTGGTCCCAGGCGGGCAGGGCACCGGCGTTGCCGCAGACATCATCGCCGAGTTAGGTCAGCAGTTCCCTCTCTACAGCGAGTTGTCTCGCCCCGGTTTCTCTGTGCAGGTGGTGAGCCCACCAGCGCCGGGACCCTGGATATCGAGGGAGATCGCCGATACCAAGCCAGTCTCCATCGGCTATCGCGCCGACATCTTCTGAACGCCCGCATGGGCACACCAGCACCCGCCATGAGCGGGTTTTTTCATTTCCACACGAGGAAAACTCCATGTCCGCAAGCCTCCCCAACGGCGCGCTGCTGGCCATTGCTGCCACCTACGGCCCGGCTATTCCGATTGCCGCTGTCTCCAACGCCAAGCCAGCGGTTGCTACCGCAGATGCTCACGGCCTGCTGGTCGGTGACGTCGTGTCGCTGGTGTCCGGCTGGACTGGCCTGAACGGCCGAGCCGTCAAGGTCGCAGTTTCCACCGAGGACACCTTCTCCCTGGGCAATATCGATACCACCGATGTGATCCGCTACCCGGCCGGCGGCGGTATCGGCTCGGCGAAGAAGGTCCTCACCTGGCAGCAGATCCAGCAGGTGATGAACCCGACCACCTCCGGCGGCGAACAGCAGTTCGTCCAGTACCAGTACCTCGAGGACGATGACCAGCGCCAGTTGCCTACCTTCCGCAACGCGCAGTCGTTCTCGATGCCGATCGCCGACGACCCCAACTTGCCGCAGTGGGCGGTGATTGAGGCGGCGGACCAGAGTAAGGTGCTGCAGGTGATCCGCCTGACGCTGCGCAACGGATCGGAGGTTTTCTACAACGGCTACGTCTCGGTCAGCGACACCCCGACCCTGAACGTCAACGAAATCATGACCCGGACCCTGACCATCGCTCTCGATGGCCGCCCGGTTCGCTACAACCCGGCCCCCTAAGGAACTGTCATGGCGAAGAAGTTCAGCATCGCGCAGGCGCCCACCTTCGAATCCAGTGTGGAGATTCCCCGCCTCGGCGGGGAGTCCATCAAGGTGCCATTCACCTTCAAGTACCTGGATCGTGAAGCGCTGGCCGACCTCTACAGCAGTTGGGGGGAGCGGTTCGAGCGCCTGGTCGAGGAGACTCGCGAGCAGTCTCTGGAAGCGTTCACCACGGCTCAGATCGACCTCCAGGTCGAGCAGGTACAAGCCGTTGTGGCCGGGTGGGGGTTCGACGAGGCCTTCACCGAGGCCAACGTCCGGCTGCTGGTGTCCTCCCTGGTCAGCGTGCCCGAGGCCATCCTCGAGGCCTACCAGAGCGCCTACAGCAGAGGGCGCTTGGGAAACTGAAGCGCGCCGCACAAGAACTCTATCGGCCTGTAGCCAGCCCCCAGGAGCTGGCGCAGTTCGGATTGTCTCCAGATGACTTCGACGAAAGCGACGAGCAGATGGAGCTTTGGCCCTGCAACTGGACGACATTCATCGTCTTCGAGGCGATGAGCACCCAGTGGCGGGCTGGCATGTGTGGCGCAACAGGCCTGGACTACACCGCATTGCCGGTGGTGATGCAGATGTGCGGCGTAGCCGCTGGTGAGCAACCCGCGGTATTCGCGGATATCCGGGTGATGGAAGACGCTGCGCTGCGGACCTTCCGCGAGCAGAGGGAGTCGGGATGAGCAATTTCGCCGAACTGGGCATCAAGGTCGATTCGAGCCCGGCCGCCAAGGCGGCCGAGGACCTCGACAAGCTGGTCGACTCCGCCGATCAGGCCGAACAGGCGATCGACAACCTGTCCGACGCCAGCAAGGGACTCGAGCAGGCCACCAAGGGAGTGTCGCGCGCGGAGGAGGACGCTGCCCGCAGTGTCGAGAAGGCGGCCGGTGCGCGTGAACGCCAGGCTGCTGCCAGCCGGAAGGTATACGACAGTGCCGCTGGCGAGATATCCATCATTAGCCAGTTGGAACGGGCGCTCTCCGGCAACGTCGCCAACATCGACGATCTGATTCGCGCCGAGATCTTGCTCGAGCGGGCGCGCAAGGCCGGCCTGACCACGCTGCAGGACGAAGCGCAGTATCAGGATCGCCTGGGTGCGGCCTATGACCGGTTGCAGAAGGCGGAAACCAAGGAGGCCGCCGAGAAGCAGCGCCTGGTTGCGGCGCAGAACCGTCAGATCGAAGCGATGCAACGCACGGTCAACAGCATCGATCCGGTGACCGCCGCGTTGGCCAGGCTTGAGAAGCAGGAAGCCGCGTTGCGTGGGCTTCGCGCCGCCGGCGGGCTGGATGACGCCGGATTGGCCGCCGGCCTGGAGAAGATCGCGGCGAAGCGGCGGGACATCGAAGGGACCGGCGGCGCGATCAACAAGCTCGGGCTGACCAGCAAGGAAGCGCGCGAGAACGTGCTGCAGTTGGGTAACGCCCTCTCCACCGGTAACTGGCGGGTCGCCGCCCACAACATCGCCGAGATCGGTGTGAACGCCGGCGGCGCCGCTCGCGGTGTTATAGGCGTCCTGGCCCCGATTGGGCTGCTGGCAGCGGCGATCGGTGGTGTGACTGCGGCGGCGTACTTGGGCAGCAAGGAACAGGGCGAATACAACAAGGCGCTGATCATGACCGGCAACTACGCTGGTACCAGCGCCTCTGGACTGGGGGAAATGGCGCGCCAAGTTAGCAATACGGTTGGCACGACCGGAGCTGCTGCCGAAGTGCTGGCCACCCTGGCGGGCAAGGGAGACTTGGCCAGCGAAAGCTTCGTTGCCATCACCCAGGCCGCGCTATCGATGGAAGAGGCAACTGGCCGCGCGGTGGGGGATACCGTCGCCGAGTTCGTGAGGCTGGGAGAGGAGCCTGTGAAGGCCTCGAAGGCCCTGAACGAGCAGTACAACTACCTCACCGCATCCGTCTACTCGCAGATCAAGGCGCTGGAGGAGCAGGGGGATCACGCCGGCGCGGTGAAGCTGGCGACTGAGGCCTACGCTGACGCAATCAACCAGCGGACCCCGAAGATTCTGGAGAACCTGGGCTGGATTGAGCGTGCTTGGGATGGAGTCGCACGTGCTACGAAGCGCGCGTGGGATGATGCCAAGAGCATTGGTCGCCAGGACATCGACTCCCAGATCGCCGACGTGGAGCGGCGCCTTGCCCAGCTCGATCAAGGTGGTTTCGGCCTGGTCGGCAACCGCGGCGAGAGCCGGAACCGCCTGCGCGAAGAGCTCGACATGCTCCGCGAGCGGAAGAAGGCGATGGAGGACGATGCCAGAACCGCCGGCGAGCGCGCTCGGGCTGAACAGGCCGCCCAGAATGCTATTGACCGGATCGACGCTCGTTCCAGGGCGGCGCTGACCAACCAGCAGAAGCGTGCCAAGGAGTTGGAGCAGTACAAGAAGGATCTACAGGCGATCCGCGAGGTGAACCCGAACGATGACCGCCTGCAGCAGGCGACCATCGATCGCGAGATCGCCAACATCAACGCCAAGTACAAGGACCAGAAGGGCTCCGCCGGTTCGGTGGACCTACGCGCGGCCAACGCCGCGAAGAACAGCTTGGCCGAGATCACCGCGACCTACCGTAACGCGCAAAAGGAATTGGAGGCATCCCAACGCGCAGGCGTGATCAGCGCGGAAAGTTACGCTCAGCAGCGCATCTCGATCATCCAGCAGGAGCGGGATGAGGTCACCCATGCCTACGAGCGTGAAATCGCAGCGCTGGAGGCTGCCAGGGCGAAGCAAGGAACCTCGGCAGCCCAGCGAATCCAACTCGACCAGAAGATCGCCGACGCCAGGACGGCGCTGGTCAAGGCGCAGCAGGACGCCGATTCACAGCTTAACCAGATCGAACTCAGCGAGCAGGGGAGGCTTCGGCGACAGGAGCAGTCGGTGCAGCGCTACACGCAGGCGCTGCAGGCGCAGGTCGATGCGTTGCGTCTGGAGGGCGAGCGCGCTGCTGCCGGTGTCAGCATGGGCGGACGAGAGCGGTCCCGCTTCGAGCAGTTGAACAGTCTCGACGACCGCTACAACCAGCAACTGATGGACCTGGAGAACCAGCGCTCCGATCCCAGTCGGCAAATGTCGGACGAGGAGTACGAGAAACGTCTGGCTACGCTCAGGAAGGCGCATCAGGACCTGCGAGACACCGTGGTCAACAACTACGACCAGATGACCGCTGCCCAGTCAGACTGGAGCAACGGAGCGAGCGGAGCCTGGAACGACTATCTCGAAAGCGCCAGGAATGTCGCAGGGCAGACACATGACCTGTTCACCAACGCCTTCCGCGCTATGGAGGATGCAGTCGCTACCTTCGCCACGACCGGCAAGTTGTCGTTCTCCGACTTCGCCAAGAGCATCCTCGCCGACATGGCGCGGATTGCAACGCGCGCCGCTGCCTCGCAGGCCCTCTCGTCCCTCTTCGGCGGCTTCTTCGGCGGTGGAAACGCTGCCGCGCAGTCTGGTGTCGACAACCTTGTGAGCAACAGCGGGCTGTTCGCCAACGGTGGCGCGTTCGCCGGTGGCGTGCAGATGTTCGCCACTGGCGGGGCATTCACCAACAGCGTGGTCAGCACGCCAACCGCGTTCGGCATGAGCGGCGGCCGCCTGGGTGTGATGGGCGAAGCGGGGCCTGAGGCAGTGATGCCGCTGACCAGAACCTCATCCGGCGCCCTCGGTGTGCGCGCTATGGGCGGCGGCGGTTCGCAGATCAACGTCGAGGTGAACATTGCCTCGGATGGTTCGGCCAACGTCTCCAGCAGCCAGCCTGGCCTGGACCAGTTCGGTCGCGACATCGGGACGTTCGTCGAGCAGAAATACCGACAACTCCTGGCGCGTGATCTGCGGCGTGACGGTGCGATCGGCCGGGCCATCAACGGGTAGAGCACATGGCAATCGAAACCTTCACCTGGGCCACCGAGAGCGGTGGCGAGGGCGACATAACCTTCGCCACCAGGTCCGCGCAATTCGGTGACGGCTACAAGCAGTTGGTGAGCGAAGGTCTGAACAGCAAGTCCCAGAGCTGGCCGGTGTCCATCACCGGGCCGGCGGCGACCATCAAGGCCGCGATGGACTTCCTGGATCGCCACTCCGGAGCGCGTGCATTCCTCTGGACGCCGCCCCTGGGCGGTCTGGGCTTCTACACCTGTGCGGGGTATCGACCAGTCAACCTCGGCGGCCGGGTCTACCGGCTGACCACGACCTTTGAACAGGCATTCCATCCATGACGCTGATCACCGATATCCAGAAGCTGGAACCCGGCGGTGAGGTCGTGCTGTTCGAGCTCGACGGCAGCGACTTCGGCGCCGATGTGGTCCGGTTCCACGGTCACGCTATCCCGCACAGTCCGCAGGAACTGGCCGCCGCCGGCGCCAACGCCGACCAGTTGCCGGCGAAATCGATCTGGTGGCAGGGCCACGAATACGCGGCCTGGCCGGTGCAAATCGAGGGCATCGAGGCGAACAGCGATGGTACTGCGGCGCGGCCGAGCTTCACCGCCGGCAACGTCAATGGCCGGATTACGGCGCTCTGCCTGGCGTTCGAGGACCTGCTCCAGTTCCGCCTCACCATCCGGACGACGCTGGTGAGGTATCTGGACGCGGCGAACTTCCCTGGCGGCAATCCCGACGCTGATCCCTCCCAGGAGATCGTCGAGATCTGGTACTTGGACCAGAAAACCAACGAGGACGGCCAGTACGTGGCTTGGGAACTGGCCTCGCCAGGCGACGTTGGCGGCGAGCAGGTCGGCCGGCAGATGACCACCCTTTGCCACTGGGCAATGACGGGCGGGTACCGCGGGCCCGACTGCGGCTACACCGGCCCGTACTTCGACATCGACGGCAACCCCACCGACGACCCAGCCCGGGACGAGTGTGATGGCTGCCTGGGCACCGGTTGCATCCCGCGCTTCGGTGAAGGCAACCAACTGCCCTTCGGCGGCTTCCCTGCCGTCTCGATTATCGCCAGGAGCTGACCATGCTCAAGCACATCCTGTCTGCCGTGCAGAAGCACGCCGCGGCAGAGTACCCGCGCGAGTGCTGCGGCTTGATCATCCGTTCCGGCCGGAGCCAGCGGTACGTTCCCTGCGAAAACACCGCTGTCGACGCCGGCGAGGCGTTCCGCATCGCACCCGAGGCGTACGCCGAGGCAGAGGACCAGGGCGAGATCGTCGCCGTGGTGCACAGCCACCCCGATGCCACCAGCCGACCGAGTGTCGCAGACGTTGCGATGTGCAACGCCTCGGGCCTGACATGGCACATCCTGAGCTGGCCGGAAGGCGACCTGCGCACCATCGAGCCTGTCGACCAGGTGCCGCTGCTTGGGCGCGCCTTCGTGCATGGGGTGCAGGACTGCTGGCAGGTCTGCTCGGACTGGTACCAGAGGGAGTGGGGCATCGAGTTCCCGCACTTCGAGCGTGCCGATGGCTGGTGGGAGCGGGCAGACGGTCCTAGCCTCTACGAGCAGTGGTTCGAGGGGGCCGGCTTCATCCGGGTGGACCGGCCGCAGCGCGGCGACATGATCGTGATGGCGGTGGGGCGCACCGCGCACCCGAACCACGCCGGGATCTACCTGGCGGACGACCCATCATTACCTGGCGAGGATGCGCAGCACTTCGGCGCCGGGCCGTTCCTGCTGCACCACCTGTATGGGAAACCCTCAGAGATCATCGTGTTCGGCGGGCCGTGGCTTGAACGGGCGCGACTGGTATTGCGTCATCGAGAAGCGAAAACCAACTGAGCGGCGCTGCCGCTGGAGGAATCAATGGTTCAAGTCTATGAACTCCGCATCACCTATCTCGCAGGGAATGCGGAGATCGCTGTGCTGAAGGGAAGCCAAGAAGTGGGTGTTGAGCGATTCTCTGGGAAGGTTTGTGGCGGCCCCGGCTATCGCCGGATGTTTCATGGCGAGGTAGGGCTTACCGCGGAGTTGAAGAGCGGGGAGTGCTCCTTCGACTTCAGGCTGTCTGGGCCGAAGGATGCACGTATCACACTGACGGTGGAGTGAGTCCGCCGACAAAGTTGTCAGTGCCCACCTCGTGCGAGCCGTATTCGACGCCGAAGCCTTCGCCGAGCAGTACCGCCTCGGCGTCCGCTGCTTCCTTGGACGCATAAATATCCATGAATCTCCAAGGCGCGCTTTGGACAACCGCCCAGCCTAGAACCCAGCCGGGATTGTCCGGGTCTTTAGGCAGGTTGTGGACGAGACTTCTAATGGTCATGCGATCTCCATTGTCAGGTGAATACCTTCCAGTGTCTTACGGCAGGGCACGCAGTACGTGTCCTATCTCATAGTCGCCCAGGTTCACCACCCAGCTTCCTTCCAATGGAGCTAGATAGCCGAGCCTGGTGCCGTCAGGGGCAAAGAGCGCAGAGTCAATAATGCTGAAGGGTGGCTGTCCAGGCACCGTCGTTTGTCCAATGCCATCCACGATGTAACCAAGCACCTCCGTCGAGGCTCTGCTCTTGAAAATTGCCCACTTCCCAGTTAGATACGACTTTTCGGCCATAAAATGCTCCTTGTAGCTGTGGCAGATATCCATTGCGGCCTCGTGGTCTGTTTTGACGAGGCTGTTCAAGATTACGGGACCTGAGTTGCTGGTGGCACTGTGATTCTATCCAGCCTTGAAACGACTGAGGTAGACCCAGCGGTACGGCAGGATGCGTCTGGTACTGCGTTATCGAGAACGCTCCTTGTCCGCTTGAGTCCAGCTGTGTGCCGGGTTCTCGTGCCGGCATGGTGATGGTAGAGTCTTCGAAACTGAACATGGAGGCTCTATGCATAAGCACGTATTGGCACTTTCCTTCATTCTTCTTTCGGCCTGCGCGCAACAGCCGGGTAAACCTGATCTGCTGCCGTCACAGGTCCACAAAGACCCGGTGTGTGAAGGGGAGCAACAGTGCTCTGCAATGTGGGGGAGGGCGATTGAGGGGGCGTCCATCGTCACCAGAATGAAAGTAATGACTGTCACGGATGCATATATTCAAACATTTCCTACTCGTAAGATTGGTTTCTTAAATGGGCAAGTGTTCAAGCAGAAGCTGGATGGTGACAAGTATCTGATTCGGGGTATGTTTAATTGTGATCCTTATGATTGGTGTCTTGGGTTTAAGAATAGAACGCAAGATACCTTCAACTCATATGTTCAAGGGTTCGATCCTATAAAGTGACATGACTTAAACCGCCTTCGGGCGGTTTTTTATTACCTGGAGAAACACATGACCACCGCAGCGCACCACACTCCGATGACCACCATCAAACTCTACGGCGCGCTCCGGCAGTTCGGTCGGGAGTACCGTATGCTCGTCGGGTCGACTGCGGAAGCGATCAAGGCCCTGTGCGTGCAGATTCCAGGCCTCGAGCGCTTCCTCGCCAATGCCCACCTGCGAGGCATGGAATTCGCTGTATTCCGCGGGAAACGGAACATTTCCGAAGATGAGCTGCGGTTCGGGGGCGCCGAGGAAATTCGCATTGCTCCGGTCATGCGGGGCAGGAAGCGTGGTGGGTTGGTGCAGACGATTGTGGGTGTTGCCCTTATCGTGGCGGCGACCATCATGGCCGGCCCTGGTGGTTTCGCCGCTGCTGGTGGTCTGACTGGGGCGATGGGGACAGCAGGTGTGGCGATGGCGATCGGCGGCGTCATCCAAATGCTCAGTCCCCAGGCCCAGGGCCTGAAGCAGAGCGCGGCGCCGGAGAACCTTCCCAGCTACGCCTTCGGCAGCGCCAGAAACACTACCGCCAGCGGGAACCCGGTGCCGATCTGCTATGGGAAGCGCCGCTGGGGTGGAGCGATTATTTCGGCGTCGATTTACGCGGAAGATAAAGCGTAGCATCATTGTGCTATCTTTTTTGCGAGACTAGCCTCATGCTAAATTTTGTTAAGAACTATATGGAGAAGCTGTTTATATGGTTTGAAGAGTTTGTGTCTCCAGAGGAGGCCGGAAATTTGAATGTTCGCCCTTTATTTGGGTTGTTTATGTTGGGTGGTTTCTTAGTAGTATCTGTTTTTGTTTTTGATCTGGTGCTTACAGTAATGCATCCTGCAAAGGATTGGCATGGCGCGTTTGGTGACTTTTTTGGTGGTATTGTTAACCCAATTTTGACTTTTCTGAGTTTTATGGGACTTTTAATTACAATTGTAATGCAAAGGGTGGAGCTTAGAGAGACTAGAAGGGAGTTGGAGAAATCCGCAAAAGCTCTTGAGGAGCAGTCGTCACATTTCAAGTTGCAGAATTTTGAGTCTTCATTTTTCAAGATGATTGAGATACAGAGGTCGTGTGTTGCTAGTATGGCCTTTGGAAGTGTCTCTGGTAGGCGGGCGTTTTCTGGTTTTTGTAAAACTCTGAATAGTTTTTTGGTGCGGGAAAATGTTAATTTAAGTTCGAGAAAAGCTCAGCATGAATTGGTTGATGAGTTAAGAATTAAGAATGGTTGGAGGAATTTTTGGGATCAGTATCAGTTGGAGGTTTCAAATTATTTTTCCAATCTGATGGTGTTGATTAGGTTTCTCGATGGATGGCAAGAGAATGATAGGGTATATATCGAGATTTTGCGCTCGCAGTTCTGTGATGAAGAAAGGGTTCTGCTTCTTTACTACGGAATTTATCACGGTGGCTACATTGGTCAGAGTATTATCAGGCTCGGATTAGTCGAGGGTCTCAATTTAAATAAGCTTACTTTTCAGAAAGATACTTCACTTTTGAAATAATCATCTTGTTGTCAAAGCCCGCTTCGGCGGGCTTTTTCATGCCCGGAGCAAAGCATGAGCGCAGTTCACCAGCACCTGGCCGGCCGCAAGGGCGGCAGTAGCAAGCCGAAACAGCCGGTCGAGGCACCCGACAGCCTGCGCTCGGTCGCGATGGCCAAGGTTCTGCTCGCCGTGGGCGAAGGCGAGTTCGCCGGCGTTCCGAGCGAGCGCGATATCTACCTCGACAACACCCCGCTGATGGACCCGAGCGGTAACCTGAACTTCCCGAACGTTAAGTGGGAGTGGCGCGCGGGGTCGGTGGACCAGGACTACATCCCTGGCATTCCTGCGGTTGAGAACGAGACGTCTGTCAACGTCGAGTTGCGCAGCGATACGCCCTGGGTGCGCTCGCTGAGCAATACCCAGCTTTCCGCAGTGCGCCTGCGCTTCGCCTGGCCAGCGCTCCAGCAGCAGGACACCAACGGCAACATCGGCGGGTACCGGATCGAATATGCCGTAGATCTGGCCACCGACGGCGGCGCCTATCAGGAGGTGCTGCGCGAGGCCGTCGATGGCAAGACCACCACCCGCTACGAGCGCTCCCGCCGGATCGACCTGCCGGCGGCCACCAATGGCTGGCAGTTGCGCGTGCGGCGCCTGACGCCGAATCAGAACAACAACCGCATCGCCGACACCATGCTGATCGCCGGCTACACCGAGGTGATCGACGCGAAGCTGCGCTACCCGAACACGGCGCTGCTGTACGTCGAGTTCAGCGCAGAGCAGTTCAGCAACATTCCGGCTGTCACAGTCGACTGCCGCGGGCGGAAGGTCCAGGTGCCGAGCAATTACGATCCGGAGACCCGGGCCTACCTCGGTATCTGGGACGGCGCGATGAAACAGGCCTGGACCGATAACCCGGTCTGGCACACCTACGACATCGTGACCAACGATCGCTTCGGTGTGGGTAAACGCATCAAGCCCTGGATGGTAGACCGTTGGGAGATGTACCGGATTTCCCAGTATTGCGACCAATTGGTGCCGGACGGGAAGGGCGGCCAGGAGCCGCGACACACCTGCAACCTGAACCTGCAAAGCCGCGCCGGGGCCTGGGAGCTGCTGCGTGACCTCACCGCGATCTACCGTGGTATGGCGTACTGGGCCCAGGGCCAACTGAAGATCCAGGCGGATATCCCGCGCGCCACCGACGTCGATTTCGCCTACACCCGGGCCAATGTCATCGACGGCCGCTTCAGCTACGGCTCGGCCAGTGAGCGTACTCGCTACAGCCGCGCCTTGGTCAGCTACGACAATCCGGCGAACAACTACGACACCGACGTGGCTGTGGCCACCGATAAGCGCCTGCAGCGGCGTTACGGCGACAACCCGGTCGAGGTGGCAGCCATCGGCTGCACCCGCGAGAGTGAGGCCCAGCGGCGCGGAAAATGGGCGATCCTGACCAACAGCCAGGATCGCACGGTAACGTTCCGTACCGGTATGGACGGGGCGATTCCGCTGCCGGGATGGGTGATTCCGGTGGCTGACGCGCTGCTGGCTGGACGGGAGATTGGGGGGCGGGTTTCTGCGGTTGCTGGCCGAGTGATCACCTTGGATCGCGATACCCAGGCAAAGGCTGGCGACCGGCTGCTCCTGAACCTGCCCAGCGGTAAGGCTGAGGCGCGAACCGTGCAGTCGGTAGCCGGGCGCGCGGTGACCGTGACGACAGCCTACAGCGAGACTCCGCTACCGGAATTGGTCTGGACCCTCGATGCCGACGACCTGGCGGTGCCGCTCTACCGTGTGATGAAAGTCAGCCAACCGGAGCGCGGTGTCTTCGAGATCACTGCGCTGCAGTATGAGCCCGGGAAGTTCTCAGCGATCGACACTGGCGCCAAGTTGGAGAGCCGGCCGATCAGCGTTATCCCGATCACCACCGTGGCGCCGCCGGCGAGCGTCACGCTGACCTCGCACTACCAGTTCGATCAGGGGTTGGCGGTCAGCACGATGACCATCGCCTGGCCTGCTGTCGTAGGGGCGGTGGCCTACGACGTCGAGTGGAAGAAGGACAGCGGCAACTGGATCCGCCTGCCGCGTGCCGGCACCACCAGCGTCGATGTGACCGGCATCTACGCAGGTGGCTATCTGGCGCGAGTGCGCGCGGTGTCGGCGTTCGATATCACGTCGGTCTGGAAGAGTTCGATCCTGACCCAACTCAGCGGCAAGACCGGCGCGCCGCCGGCGCTGGCGTTCCTGCGTACCACCAGCGGACCGTGGAAGATCGGCCTGGAATGGGGATTCCCGGCCAGTGGCGCGGCGGACACCGCCTACACCGAGATCCAGCAGTCGGTCACCCCGGGCGGCAGCGAACAGAACGCAACTGCCCTGGGCTTGTTCGCATACCCGACCGACACCCACACGCTGACCTCGCTGGCGGCCGGCGCTCGCGTGGCCTTCCGCGGGCGGCTGATCGACCGGACCGGCAACGTCGGCCCCTGGTCGGCCTGGGTCGACGGTATCAGCTCGACGGATGCGAGCGAGTACAACGACCTGATCACCAGGGAGTACGTCGAGTCCGCGCTGGGCGAACAGTTCTTCGCCGAAATCGATCAGATGCAGGTCGATATCAGTGGCCTGCAGGACCAGATCGACAATCTGACCGATGTGCTGGCCTACGACCCGACGAAGACCTACGCGAAGAACGATATCGTGCGAGTCGGTAACCGGCTGTATCAAGCGAAGCAGGCGGTGCCGCTCAACGCCTCGCCGCCGAACGCGACCTACTGGGCCGACATCGGACAATCGATCGAGACGGCCAACGGTTTGGCCCAGCAGGTGGCCACCAACACCGCGGATATCATCGAGCTCGACGGCAAGGTCGAGGCGGCTGCTTCGAGCCTGGATGTTCTGCAGGCTGCCGCCCGCCGGGAGCCGGCGACCGGAGAGAAGGCGGATGCGCTGAAGGGCTGGGACACCATTGCTCGAGCCGCCACCGAAGTCACCGTGCGGGCGAACGAGGACGAAGCGCAGGCGAAGCGGACGAGCTTGCTGGAGGCGCGGACCGGGACGGCGGAGGGCAGGATCGCCACCGTGGAGTCGGTCGTTGCGTCGAACAATGCTGTAACCGTCCAACGCCTGGATCAGCTATCCAGCCAGGTCGCGAGCAACGCTTCGGCGATCAGCACCGAACAGACCGTCCGTGCCAACGCGGACAGCGCCCTGGGGCAGCGGGTGGATACCGTCAGCGCGCGCACCGATACCAACGAGGCGAACATCCAGACCACCTCTCAAGCGGTTACCTCTCTGGATGGCAACGTCAAGGCGCTCTACAGCGTGAAGCTCCAGGCGCATGCCAACGGGCAGAAGTACGCCGCTGGCTGGCAACTGGGCTTCGACAGCGGTACGAGCGTGACGACCATGGCGTTCCAGGCTGATCGGTTCCTCTGGTTCAACAGTTCCAGCGGGCAGACCGTGGCGCCGGTCTCGATCGTCGGCGGACAGATGTTCATCAACAACGCGATGATCCAGGACGGATCGATTACCAACGCGAAGATCGGCAACGTGATCCAGTCGACAGCCCTCGGTGCCAACGGCGAGCCGCTGTGGAAGCTGGATAAAGCGGGGAGCTTGACGATGAACAGTTCCACTAGCGGAGGTTTTATGCGGCAAACGGCAGAGGCGATCAAAGTGTATGACGGAAACTTAGTTCTACGAGTCCAGATTGGGAATCTGGATGTATGAGTTTCGGGATTCGGCAGCGCAACGCTAGCGGTAGCATTGTGTTCGATAGTTCCTCTTACGCCATGCGCATGGTGTATCGACTGGTTATAGGAAGTATTTCGCAAGGTATGTCGGTTACTGTGCCGGGGTTCGATTCATCAAGGGGAGTGCTGTTCTTAACGGTCGAGGGGAATCCCTATGCATATATACCGTCATACACAATATCTGGATCCACTATAGCATTTGTGCGAAATGGTGCGTCTAACTCTATATATACATTATATGCGGTGATGTTTTCATGAGTTACGGTGTGAGGTTTGTAGGTGATTACGGTCAGGTCATAATCGATCAAGATCACCCATGCATGCATGTCGTCGCAGAAGGAACATACAGCGGAGGGAGTGTAACGTATCCCGCACCTATAGCTAGCGTAGTTCCTCCGTTTGTCTTCTTCTCGCCAAACGGTTCCCATCTAATATCTTTTTTTAAGCATGTGGGAGTTCCCGGTAGGTGGACCGGGTTCACGTTCTCTCAACTTGTATTCTCGGCAATGACTGGAGTTGCGTATGGCGGTAAGTGGAAAGCCTGCGCCGTGTATTTGCCTAGAACCTCTGGATGGGGAATGCAGGTGTTCGATAATGAGTCACGGGTTGTTTTTGATAGCAATCGTCAAATTGCTCGATATTTAGGTGGAAGCCAGAATTGGAACTACGCTGGTAGAGATACAGGAGCGTTGCCTGGCTACACTTTGAACACTTGGGCTACTCCGTGGGCGTGGGGTGGGGCATATTTTTTAGTTAGTCATTTCAATGCGCAAACGGGCCATACGCCTGATCCTTCTGACGTAGGGATAGGGTTTGTATTCTCAGGGAATTCACAGATATACGTGACAGCCTACATGCCGGGGGGTGGTCAACCTGCTTTCCCGGTTCCGTTTAACACTCCGCTTTTAGTAATGGCGTGATTACAAGGAGGCAGTATGGCTTGGTATTCCAGTGGCACAGTAGCGGTGACCGCAAATAGCCCGACCGTTACCGGTGCCGGCACACAGTTCTCGTCCAATGCCCGAGTCGGCGATGCATTTCGCGGACCCGATGGACGTTGGTACGAGGTCACAAACGTGGCCAGTTCGACGGTCATCTCGATCAAGCCCAACTACCAGGGCAGCACGGCCAGCGGCCAGTCCTATGCGGTGGCGCCGATCCTGGGCTACGACAAGGACCTGTCGGATCGATTCAACTTGATCGCCAACCAGTGGGGGGCAACCCTGGCGGGGATCAAGCCCTGGGCGCTCTCTGCAAATGCGGCGGCAGCGCGGGGGGATCTCGGCCTCGGCAGTGCGGCTGTCCGCGAAGCGCTTGGTAGTTCGGGCGCGCTGTATTCGCGAGACAGTATTCTCGGCGCTGTTTCGCAGTCGAGCGGAGCGCCTACCGGGGCAGTAATCCAACGCGGCAGCAACGCGAATGGTGAGTTCGTGAGGTTCGCTGATGGAACGCAAATATGCATAGTCACGTTGTTGGGTGATGGTAGTCAGCAGCCAAATACGTCTATATCACTGCCCCTGCCGGCTGCATTTCTGGGTAATTGGAGCACCGGTGTCAGCGTGAGTTGGGCGTCGCATGTGAGCAACCCTTCTGTGGCAAACGGGCTGAAAGTTGCCTATGCAAACGGCGCGACATTGTTCTTCATCCTTCAGGACGCACTGGCCACCAATCGTTTGATTTTCACTTTGGTAGGGAGATGGTTCTGATGATCATCAAGTTGTCACCGTACGCACCACTGCCAGGCAGCGACGAGCACCTGTCGCTGAGCAGGGCTGGCGATGTACTTACCGTGAACGGCCAGGCGTTCGACTTCACACCGCTCCCGGAGGGCGGCGAGTTGCCGGCCGAGGCAATTGGGTCAGAGTGGTTCGCTGGTCCCGCAGTGCGGCGTGCCGACCGGCTGGAACTGAGCCTGCGGTTCCCGCTGTCTGGTGATGCCAGTGCCGCCGCTCGTTTCCCTGAACCGTTGCTGATCGATACCGATGGACCTGTGGAGTTACCGCGATGATCGACTGGAGCAAGGTAAAGACCGCTGAACAGCAGGCGCAAGAACGCTGGCAGGCTGAGTACGATGCCGCAGCCGCGGCGCGGGCAAATGCCTACCGCCTGGAAAGTGACCCGCTCAAGACCGAGGCTGAATTCGATGCGATCAAGGCAGGCACCGAGCCGGACTACCGCGCCTGGGTCGCGAAGGTCGAGGAGATCAAGGCCAGGTATCCGCTGCCGGATCAGCTACCAGCCTGACAACACCTATCGACGAACGAAAGCCCGCCCTGCGCGGGCTTCGTCGTTTTTGGAGCTCACATGCCTATCACTGAGCAGCAGTTGCTGCATGTCCTCCCGAACGCCGGCCCTCGCGCCGGCGTTTTTGTTGGTGCGCTGAATCGCGGGATGACGCGTTTCGGTATCACGTCGCCGGTGCGCGCGGCGGCATTCCTCGCCCAGGTCGGCCACGAAAGCGGCCAGTTGACCCGCTTGGTGGAGAACCTCAACTACAGCGCGCGCGGCTTGGCGGCGACCTGGCCGAGCCGATACCTCGGCGCCGACGGCCAGCCCAACGCCCTGGCGCAGCGCCTGGCGCGCAACCCCCGAGCCATCGCCAACAACGCTTACGCCTCGCGCAACGGCAATGGCGACGAGGCGTCGGGCGACGGCTGGCGGTTCCGCGGGCGTGGCCTGCTACAGATCACCGGCCGGTCGAACTACCGCGCCGCCGGCGCCGGGCTGGGCCAGCCGCTGGAGCAGGAACCCGAGTTGCTCGAGCAGCCGGAGTTCGCTGCGCTGTCGGCGGCCTGGTGGTGGGCCAGTAACGGCTTGAACGACCTGGCCGACCGGGGCGAGTTCGCCGCCATCACTCGGCGCATCAACGGCGGCATGAACGGCCAGGTAGAGCGCCTGGCGCTGTGGGAGCGGGCGAAGAGGGTGCTGTCGTGATCTCGGCCCGTGTTGTCTCGATCATGCTGGCCTGCCTGCTGCTGGTCGGCCTCGGCGCCGCCGGCGGTGTCTGGCTCGGCGCGCGGCACTACCGCCCGCAACTCGACGCCGCGCGGTCGGACCTCGTTGCCTGCCGCGCCGCCTGGGGAGAGTTGGAATCCGCAGTGGTGGAGCAGGGCAGGCAGGTCGCCGCGCTGCGTCAGGCTGGTGAGCAGCGCGCCCGGGATGCAGCCCAGGCGGTGGAGCAGGGACGACAGCAGGCCGCCGAGCGGTATTCCGCCGCCAACCGTCTGCTGCGTGATCGCACCGCCGGCGAGCAGTGCGCAGCGGCAGAGGCGGTCATTGATCAGGAGTTGGGTCTATGAAGGCGGTTCTGATGCTGGTGATTGTTGCGCTGGCGGGATGCGCCGGCCAGGTCGAGCCTGAGCCGCGCACGGTGCGCGTAGATGTGCCGGTGGCGGTGCCTTGCCGAGCGCCGGCGGTGGAGGTGCCGTCCTGGGCAACCGCTGGGCTGAAGAAGAGCGACGATATCCAGACCAAGGTCCGTGCGTTGCTCGCCGAACGCTTGCAGCGGATCGGTTACGAGGCGCAGATCCTGGCTGCGAACCAGGCCTGTCAGGATTAGGAGTAGACTACGGCCTTTTCCTACGAGGGTAGGGCATGCTGGTCATTCGATTCAAGCGCTGGGAAACGGGGCCGGCCTGGTGGTGACACCTATGCAGATCACCAGTAGTAGAGCATCCCTGCAGCACGGGACTGGCTTCGAGCTCCTCCGAACTCAAGTTGAGGGGAAAGAAATTTTGGTGCACGTAGCGTGTTCGTTTAGCGGGATATCCGTGGCTCCGCGCGATTGCCTACCGGACGCGGTTCTGTGCATTTCGAGAGTCGACGACGTGAAGGCCCTTTTGCTGAAAGAGCTTGTAGCAGCGGAACCCGGCTGTTCTCTGCTGGTGGCATGTGGTGATAGCCATATCCAACAGGAGGTTCTGTCGGTTTTGGGGGCGGTTCCGAGAGAGGGGTACTTCACCGCATAGCCGCTCGACTCTGCTCCAGTATGGGTGGGTTCCCGGTAAGGGTAGTTCAGGCCCAGCGCCATGGCTGGAAGTCATCGGGGATCTGCTCGGCGAGCTGCAGCGTGCCGCCTGCGTCGAGTTCGATCAGCAGGCCGCGCACGACGCCGGCGCGCTCAAGCGCCTGGCCCAGGCGCAGATAGACCTGCCCATCCAGCGGATCTCGGCTGATGCAGCCCAGGCGCTGTCGCTCGGGTGCGGGCCCGTGGTAGATGCCCTCGTCGTCCACGCTCCCGACGACGACGCCGGCGTCGAGCACGTTGTAGCAACAGTCGGCGCAGTAGTGCGTTTCGCGCGTGATGCCGTGCTCGATCGCCCAGGAGTACATGCCCAAGGCGTCGGTGACCATGTCGTGCCTGTCTTGCAACCCCACGACGCCGCACTGGTAGAGCTCGTTGGCCTCGCCCACCAGGTACACGTACTGCTCATCCGCGGCATACAGCCATGCGGCGTGCTGTCGGATCGCGGCGAGCCATTGGGTGACGCGCTGGTGGTGGCAGATGCGGGGGTCGGAGTAAGACATGGAATCTCCGGCGGGCGGTTGGGCCGGAAATTATGCTGTATGAATATCCAGTGTTCGAGGGCGGCCGACGAGTGGAGAGTGGCGCACGGACACGCCATGGAGGGGGCTGAAATCATTTCCGCATCTGTGCTCTCCCTCCAACTAATCAGCGGCCTCCAGAGACACGAATTCGGCTATGATGCGGAAATTATCCAACGTTAACCATTTGAAATTGTTGAGTTTTACTTCGGATTGCAAATCCGTGAACGCCGGTTCGATTCCGACCTCAGCCTCCAACAGGAAAGCCCCGTAGCTCAGTGAGTTACGGGGCTTTTTTCTTTCCTGTCCGGTATTGCTGAAGCAAGTTCCTTGGGGTGCCCCCATAACGCTTTCATACTTTTACGGTCTCGCAACCGCCTCCCTTTCCCGATAACCGCTCCGTAATTGCTACTTTCCCGGAGTGTCCGAGGAGTACCCCAGCACCTGTCACGTTTTCGGCCGTTGCCTGCAATCCAGCCCCGTGCGCGGCTTTCATCTGGACGCAAGATCCGGTCTGGGTCGGTCATCGGCTGGTCGTCATCGAACATGACCAGCCGAGCCGGTCTGTCCTGCCGCCTGCCTTCCGGGCCTCTATCGATCAACCGTTGTGGCGACCGCGAGCGGAAGGCGCTCGGCGGAGGGCCCGTTTCATCTTGCCTTGCGTTTCAAGGAAACCGGCAGGCCCCAGGTCAGGTCTTCCATGCCTGCTTCGCCGAGTATCTCGGTTTTCATCGGCTGGATGCGCGCGAGCACCTGGCGGCCCGTTTCATCCAGCCTTGGCTGCTCGCGATCGATGAACCTTTTCGTCAGCTCCATGGGCGCTGGCCTCATGAAGACCTGGATATCCTGCAAGGCGCACTTGATGTTTTGCGTGTCCACGGCCTTGCAGGTCTTCCTGTCATAGCTCACGGCCGGGGTCTTCAAGTGGAACCGATCGCTGAGCAGGATCTGCCCAGGCTGAATGGTGAAGGACAGCGGGGCATAGGCGTCGGGTATCTGCGCTTGCAGCTTGATGGAGGGAACGTCCTCGATCTTCGTGCCTTCGGCCCAACCGGCATCCGAGACCATTTCCCGCTGGCTGTATTGCTGCTCGGTCCAGCCCACGCATTGGCCGGAGGCCATGTGCACGGCGCTGCAGACATTCTGTGTGTAGGTTTTATCTGCATAGGAGGCGTCGCGCCAGTAGTTCTCCTTCACGAACCGGCGATACAGCACGGCGGACAGGTTCACCGAACCAAGTGGGCTGGCAGCCGGCTGCCCCTTTGGCGCCTTGATCTGGGCAAGGGTGCTGTCGATCTTGTAGTCGATCCCTCCGGACAGCAGGTAGGTTCCCGGCGGGACGATGTTGACCTCGAGGAAGTCCCACAGATAGACGGCTTCCTTGATCTTCTCCAGGTCGTTGTTGGCAAAGGCCTGCATGTAGGCGATCCCGGGCACGTCCTTATTCTTGAATATGACCCGATGCGAGTAGCTGGAGAGGTCCGTCACGCTCTTGTTGGGCATGAGTGCCGGTACCAGCACCACGGACATACCTTCGCGGGTAGCCTCATCGATCATGTTCAGGAGCTGGTTGGTGGGGTTCTGCTGGGAGCCGCCGAGTCCGGCGTTGCCTAGGGAGGCGCAGGCTGACAACAGGCTTGCCGGGAGCAGGATCGCGAAGGGGCTCAGACGCCGAGCGATGGTTTTCAT